TGACGCGAGACAGGTTGACCTTTTCCTGATCCCAGACGCTATCGTCGTGAGGATAGATGTCGTAATGATCGACGATGTCGGCCTGCTCTTTTTCGCTCAGCATGGCTTGAACATCTTCGAGACGGCGTGAACCGTAGTTGTACAGTTCGATGTTGGGCAAGAACTCGATGATCGGACGCTGAGCCTTGCGGGCGCTCAGGTCCATGCCGGTCCATTCCAGCGAGGATTTGTGGACCCACAGGTTGCGGAGAGCCCACGGGCTCTGCTCTTGCGACCGGCGGTCGATGACGATGTAATGCGCGACCGCACCGCCGGGATCACGGCTGAAATCCGGGGACAGGACCGCACTCGTGCCGATGCCGTCGAAGACGTAGAATTCGTCACCTGTGGCATCGACGATCTCGACGCGCATGCTGCTGGTAACGCTCACCGCGTCTGCCGCCTTCGTCCAGTACGCCTCGTTGAACGGTGCGCCGTTGACCACGGTGTGGGCCGAGATACAGCGATAGGCATCGCCGTTTCCAAGATCATCGCCGTAATAGACCAGATCACCGATATTATAGGTGTGGGGGCCGTTGGCCACGTCAGCCGTCGTCAGGGACGAAGTCCACTTGATGAACGGCCACAGAGCGATGCTCTCCTTACTGGTGAACAGCGTCTTCAGGTCGCCATACCGGAAAGTCTGGATGATGTCTCCGAAGGCCGGAGAGGTGATAGTCGCCGCGCCTTGGTCGTCGAACGTCGCAGACACCTTTACGCCATTGACCGTGACCATCGGGGTCTCGTCTGTCTGGCTGAACTGAATCAGGGCAGGCGGCAAAGGATAGGTCGCAACCGCATTGCCATCGTAGACGTAGGTCGTGGAGAGCGCGCGCATGACGACAGTCAGGCGAGCCAATTCCTCATCGGTCAGGGCTCCCATCCAGAAATATTGCAGATAGTTGTTCAGTTTGTCGAGATCGACTGGAGGCGCCCACGAGTAATAATCGCCTTCGAACATGCGGCTATGGTTCGAAGTGATCGAACCCTGTGACTGCATGTAGTTGATCAGATCGTCATAGCAGAGCGTGTTGGAGAAGGTTCCGTTGTTGGACACGGAAACCATTGCAGGTTCAAGCTGGTATGCTTGACGCACGGCAGTAGGCTCAGCAAGATAGAAGTCTTTCGCCGGATCGTAATAGGTCGGTTTCTGACCGATGTAACCGCTGATAGACACAGATGTGCCCGGTTGAAACAGGTTATCAACCGTAGCAGCGAAGAAATTCTTGATAACATCGGTTTGAAGAACAGCAGGAAGCTGGTTGATCAAGCGACGCTTGAAATCGTTTTGAGCCATGTCCGTATTTACCACCCCATTAACGTGGTATATTTAGGCTTGCGGAAATGGGAAACCATGCTAGGGTGTGGCTCTACGGAGAGCCACAATGACCATCGGTACGGTTTGCGACACCAAGATTGACCTGAGTCTGGTCTACAAGATCGGCGCGATCACGACGGCTCCCCTCATCGGGTACCAAACCATCGACACGTTCCAAGTCGGCTTCGTGGGCGCGAGCGGTCTGCACTTTCAGGGCGATCTTCCCTACCTGACCGAGCAGCGCGATTCGCTGATCGCGCAATGGGAAGCCTACAAGAACAACCAAATGTTCGAGCGGCTGTATCCGACCCAAGCTCGGGCGCAAGCCACCATGGCCAAACTCAAAGGGGAGCCCGTAGACTATGGCGCGTGAACCGAGAGAGATGTCCATCGACGACTTCCGGGCGGCTTGTAAACGCTACGGCGTTCACTGCCCCAAGGCGTTCAAGTCCAAGCTGGTGATGACCGCGACGGTCGCCTGCCTGCACTTTACGCTCCTGAAGCGCGATCTCCCCTCGGTGGTCGAGATGCGCAAGGCGTTGAAGTCGGAGTACGAGGACAAGATCGCACACGCTGGCGCGACCATGGTTCGGAACCTCTGGCACATGGCCAACCCGTGCCTCGCCGAACTGAAGGCGGCACTGGAAGAACTCGGCTGCGAGGTCGGTGCCTGATGGCTCAAGCAGTCCTCGACGAGATCACCGGTGACTACGTCATCGTCCTGCACGATGGTGAACATGTAACCCAGACCATTCGCTCGATGATCAACCTACTGTCAATCCAGCACACCCAATGGTTAGGCACAGGCGAGATCATGCTGGTTCCAAATCTTGTTGGCTATGGCGCGTTAGGTGACGCGACCTGCTACAAGGACAAGGAATTGGCCGACAATCTCGCACAGCAGATCACGAGGATCGGCGAGAAAGTCGGCCTGACCTTTTAGCGAATACGAAGGTTCGCCGGAGTGTTAGACGAGATGATGACCACGTCGCTGACTTGAGCCGTGGACAGGAAAATTTCATCTGGGCGGCAACGCACTTCGAAACCATCACCGAAATAGCTCTGGTCGCTGACCGGAACCAGAACGATGCTAGAAATGACATTGGCGAGGTTCTGGTGGATGTACGCGGCCAGTTCGGTGTAGTAGAATGTCTCGCCGAAATCCCACATGTTGACCGAGAAATAGTTGTTGATCGCCCGGATGATCTGCGACGAGATTTCACCATCGCTCAGCGTCGCATTCGGCAATTTCACGACCTTGAATTGCGTGCGCAATTCGTCAGCCGAACCCTTGCCAAACAAGAACTTGTACTTGGCCGGGCGCCAGACCAGACCATCCGAGAACATGCGATAGGCTTCGAATTGCTGGAACGCCAAGCGCAGATCAAGTTCCGTGGGCGGTGCAGGCATATCGGCCGGGTCCGACCCATTGCTGATCCACAGACGAGTCAAATAATCGTACTCCGAGGTCAGCACGAACATGTCGTGATTGTTGGTCGGAGAAGGATCGATGCGGTGGTCGCTGTCGGCGTAATGCTTCCACTGAAAAATGACCGATTCGGGAATTTCCCAGCCGCTAGAGCCCGGAACCTGCATGGACCCCGAGGCATACCATTTGGCGGCGATGTTCGTTCCACGACCGATAGCGCTGGTGAACTCTCCCGGAACCTTGGCCGTCCAGCCGGTGTCGGTGCGAACGAAGAATAAGCCCGTGGCGCGGTCAAACGCTAGGGTGGCGGTCGGAACCGAGGCTTGGTAGGCGATGCGATCCGTCGCTGCCGGGAACACCCAGACACCGTAGATCGGCGCGGCGCCATACTGCGTGTCATATTGCCAGAACAGATACTGGTTGCGGATATCGTTGTCGATCACGCGGGAGAACAAATCAGGATCATCCGGGTAACCGTTCAGGTTCTCGTCGGCCAGTCGAACGCTCGTGCGACGTGGGTTCGCCGATCCATCACGGTTGACGTAGATGCGGTTGATGTTCAGGTCATAGTCGCGGCCCAGACCCATACCGGTATCTGCGCTCACGTCCTCGTTGACGCGCATGATGCGAACGATATCCGACTGGGCAAGACCCGTTTCGGAATCGACCGTGCGGCGACCGTCATTGTACCATTGGACGTTCTTGATGCTCTCGAAGACGTAGCGAATGCCATTGGCCATGATCGCCCAAACGCCGTTCGAGCCCATGGCAGAATAATTCACGTCCGACACCTTGAACGTCGTAGCCGGGCTCGGAAGAACGTTTGTGTCAGAAGTAAGGTCGGTGACGACCCACGGCTCGGAAGCCTCGTTGAAATCATACCACAGCGTGAACGAGCGCTTGGCCACGACCTTGGCCGTGATGGCGATCACCGCGCCACTATCGAGCGAGGCATTGAAGGGCGGTACGATGCTTTCGAGCACGGCGGCGTTGGCAACGCCCAGCGAGAGCGTTACGGGGCCTGCTGAGCCTGCTGGGGCCGCTGTGTAGGCATCCTCGACTGTTCCGACCATGTTGGCGATGGTCGCCCACGATTCCTTGCCGCCGGTGTTGAATTTCAGCGTGGCTCCGGGGACGATATGAGCATTGACGGGGCCGCCGAACCAACCGGTGCTGGAGAACGTCGTGTCATCGGCACGGACCCATGTCGTGGAGGTGACGACATTGGCATTGGCCAACAGGAACTGACGTGAGTAATCGGCGACTTCCTGCCGCTCCAGCATCGGCTGGATGTAAGTGGCGATCAGGTCGGAGGCCTCTACGACGAAATTCTGCACTTCGTCGTAGATATTGTAGGTTTCCTTGAAGAACATGCCGTCGTCTGAGAAAACGTTCACATCTTGATAGTTTCCGGTCGGATCGTTCAGGTCGATGAAACGGCTGTGACCGGAATAGATGCGGTTGACGGCCTTGAGCTTCAGAGCAAGATTGCTCTGGAGAGGGAACGTGTTGTAATCCTCTCCCGAAACCATGCGGTTCTGGGTTGCGTAAACGGACGGAGCACGGCTCTTGATCTGATCGTCGGTCTCGCGCGGGGTCGAGTTCGAGATTGCGTCTTGCAGCGAAAACGTTACGGTCAGGTTCTTGGCTACGCCGCGACGGTTGACGTAGGGGATCGTCATCTTGATCCGGGTCATGTCGGACGGCTTAATCTGATATTGCAGACCGTTGGAGACCCGGTAGGTGGAACGGATGTTCCCCACCGGGACCGTGCCGAAACGTCCGTCGCTGAAGCGCAAGCTGATCGAGTCGTTGTCGCGAGTGATCACCGAGAAAATGTCGCGCACAGCGGGGGTATAATTGTTGTAGGTGATGTTCTCGCTGAAAATCGCCGGGACCTTGACCCATTGCGTCTGCACGGCGCCAGCATCCGACACGGTCTGAACCCAAACGTCGGTGTCGTTGATGCCGGTGGCGACCAAGTCGATGACGCGGTTCTCAGTCGGAACCGAAATGTTCACGGTTTGGCGGGCAGTTGTGCCCTGCTTGAACATGAAGAAGAAACCGGTCTGCCCGCTGGAATTACCGTTGCCGTCGTTTCGATAGATCAGATTGAAAGCGTTGGCATCGTTGGGCTCACGCTCGAAGAACCCGCCACCATCCTCGAAATCGACGTTGACGACTTCAAAGTCCATGGTCCGGCCGCTGGCCTTGGCCGAGAAACCCGGTTTCATCGTGGCCATCGCGTTGTTCAGGCGATAACTCTGGGTACGAACATCGGCGACCGTGCCGGTCTTCATCGGCACGCCGAATTGGTTGGTCGAGATAAAAGCGCTGTTCAGCACGAGGATAAAGCGTTCGAACCAATCGGAATCGTCCGGATTGTCCCACTTGACCGTCACGCCGTTCAGATTCACTCCAAAACCGTCGTACACATCGTCATCGGTCGAGACTTCGACCAGCTTGACGATGCCCTGTGCGGTTTGGTTGCGGCGCGGATTGTAGGAGATAAAGCGGGCCAGACGCAGGATCGACTCTCGGGTCTCGGCCGTTTCGAGGAACGATTCGCGAGCGTTGATGTCCGTCTTGAACGCCAGTGTACCAGCCAGCCACGACAACAGGTCGATCAGAGCTACGAACTCAGACGATTCAGTCCAGTCGTTCATGTTCTCCGGGTAGTTCTTGGAGATGTAATCGCGCAGGGCCGCATTGATCGTCGGCGGATCAGACGCGTTGAAATTGATCGTCGTGAAGGCGCGATAAAGTACTTGCCAGTCTTCACCAGCAAACAACTCAGATTGGCGGACGCTAGCAGACATATATTACCTCAGTAACCGTTCACTTGACGGTTTTCAAAATCGACGTAGAAAGTATCGGCGACGTTCAACGGCTCATAGAATAGAGTCATGTCAACGCGAACACCGGCATCCAACCGATAAACATTGACGCTCTTGACCACGACGCGCGGATCGCTCTGGCAAATACGAATAGCTTCTGTTGAAATTAGGTCCACCATACCTGAGGTAAGTGGTTCCATCATGTAGTCCCAAATGAGACAGCCGTAATCCGGACGCATTCTGCGCTCACAAACGCGGGTGTTGAAATGATTCAACAGATCGCGTTTGATAAGCTCCACGTCATAGTACGTCCAGTTCTTGGACAAAGCTGTCCCAATAGTACTGAACCCTGTGAAGAGATTTCGAACGTCGTTAATGGCCATACGACTATTTATTAGCCGGTAATAGACGTACTTAAATGATCAGTGGTCGAAATCCAGATTGTATTCTTTGGGATCAACGTCCTTGGATTTGATGATTTGGACATTTTTGATCTGTTTCGGGTTGATGATCACGACCACTGTTTCGCCACTGCCGCCATAATTCTTGACGAGGGCGTAATCAGCCCCATGGTCGATGAGGAACTGACGAAGATCACCGGTCAGGCCCGGACGGATGGCTTTGTAATTGATCCCGAGGTTCATCAGCATCTCAATGCGGATCGTGCCGTCCTTGGAACGAGCGAACCCACGTTCCAGAACATCTTGCGCGACATCCTTGCGCTTGGATGTGCTGATGAAAGTCTTGATGAACGTCTTGGCCGTATTCTCGTCAACACGAACCTCGGAGAGGTTGTTGCCGAGTTCTACGGTCACCTTGTAGACGTTTTTTTCCACCCTTGGCGTACTGTGCGGCCCGCGAATAGCTCGTAGTCAGGTACACGCCGGGGCCATGTTCCCACGCTCCGGATTCATGCGACTTGACCTCATTGTAGCCACTTTCAAGGCCCTTGCCGCCATGCCACAGAGTGATCTGTTTGTTGACAGATTCGACGAGAGTAATGATGTCACGCATTAGATTCCGAGGTGAGTTTTGATGACGTTGACATCTCGACGAAGTTCCTTGATTGCTTCTACAAGCAAGGCGCTCATGTTACCATAGGCCAGTGCAAGTTTTCCGTTCGGGAGAGCCGTGACCACTTGTGGAACCACCGGGCGAACTTCTTGTGCGAGGAAACCGATTTGTTCCGGATTGCCGGGAAGGTCGTTACGGGTGAACATAACACCACGCAGAGCATCGACCTTATCCAGAGCGTTGCTGATCGTGGTGACGTTTTCCTTAAGCGATGCGTCCGACAGTCCAGAGATATCACCGACCGCGACGATGTTACCCTTGGTGTTGATGTCGCCGGTGTCGCGGCGAATGGTAACCGAATTCGACGTGGCGTTACCGACGATGACCATGGCGTTTGCTGGGCTGGAGACGCGTGTTCCGCTACCATAACCGGCGCCGGACCAGCCGGGGTTCAGGAACAGGTGGGCGGACGGCTCCAGCGCCATGCTGTCGTCGTTGACTCCATTGGCATTGTCGTTGGTCGTGCCGATGCGCAGTACGGAGAATTCGTACATGGCGTTGGTGTTGGCGATACCATTCGCGATGATCGAGTTGGCGATGGCGTTGGCCACGGCCGGTGTCGGAAGAGCATAGTCAAAGTTGTTCTGATCAAACGTGACGAAACCGCCATCACCAGCGCCCGTGGAGTTGGGGATTTTCTGAATCAGTAGAGCGTGACCCGCGTCGATGATGACGTTCGACCCCGGCAGTTCGAACGTGCTGTTCAAAAGGGTCAGGGTCGAGTTGGAGATGGCGACGTTGTCGGTGAACTCGGTCGGGCCAGCGACCGTGCCCCCGTTGGCCGTGCTCAGGTAACCGTCGAGGATCACGATTTCCCACGTGGCGCCGGTGATGTTTGGCGGCAAGTTGCCGTCATAGGCGACCGTATAGACCTTCAGAGCGTTTCCGAAATCCGGGTTGATCCAGAAATCACCATCTGTGGCGCGGGTGTCATCGTACCAGAAATCACTGTTGGCCGGATCGTTCGGGTCGAGGTTGGTCGAAACGTCTACCGCTCGGAAGGCGCGCCCGTTCTTGTAGACGTAATCGTCGATGGCGTAGGTCGTCGCCGAGTTCCATGCCCCGAGACCCGTAGGTTCGTCAGAGACTTGCTCAATGATCGGGTCAACGTTGGTGTGGAAATTGTGCGCCAGACCGTTGCCCAGACCATCAATCTGGCTCTGGAGCAGGGCATCATTGGCGATGCGTTCAGCGCGCTCAGTGACGATCAGAGAGGCGTTGTTGGCGATGGCGTTGGCGTTCGTCAGATCGCCCGCAATACGGGCCAACGTTTCTGCTTGCAAAGCGCTGTTGACCAGCGCGACGTTGCTGACGACGTTGGCGATGGACTGGGCGAGCAAAGCATCATTGGCGATGCGCTCGACCTTCTCTTGGTTGGCTTCGACAGCCAGATCGTTGATCTGGTCCGCCAGTGCATCGACCGCCAAGTTGGTGTTGGCGAGGTTGTTGGTCAGGATGAAAACGGCCGCGTTCGTCGAGTTGCCGAGCGCGAGGATTGCATTGGCGTTCTGCTGAACCGACAGTTTCAGGTTCGTAATGTCAGTCGTGTTGTTCGAGATGTTCGACGTGTTCTGATTGACCGTCAACGTGACGTTGGAGATGGCGTTGGAAAGCGCGTTGTCGTTGGCCAGACGCAGAGCAGCTTCCGCCGCGATGGCGTTGGACGTGGCGGACGAGTTGGCGTTGATACCGGCGAGGGCCGCTGCAAGGTTGGTCTGGAAATACGAGACGGTGATCGCGTCTGTGGCGTTGCTGGGCGTGTAGTTCAGCGTCAGGCGTGTGTTGACGGTCGCGTTGGCCAACGTGACGTTGGTGCTGTTCTCATCGGTCTGGACAGCCGAGCGCCAGCCCGTGCCCGTGTACACGTCAATGGTCTTGTTCGTGGTGCTGTAACGAACCGACCCGGCGATGGTCGATCCAGAATCCAGTGGCAGAACGAGGGTGTTGTTACGATAAGCGGCCTCCAGCGACATCTGGCCGGTGGTCAGGTTCTGGACCATGCGGACGGCGATGACGTTGGTGGTGCTGATGCTGTTGGCGATTTGAAGGTTTTCAATCGCGAGCTTGACCACATAATTGTTGTCGCGGAACTGCTGCGACGACTGGTTGATACCGGAAATCGGGTAATCTTGTTCGAAATGCAGCCCAGTACCAGTATCGATTCCGCTCATGTGAGATTTCCCGCCGTTTTAGTATTGATTCTGTAGTATTTACCATCAATAAAGGTGAAAATATCGAAGGTCGTTGCGCCATCATCGAACGTAGTAGTATTGTCATCGAAGATAGTTTGGGCAGAAATTGCCATGAAAGTGACGTAATACTGATCGAAGTCTACTTGGAAACCTCGGTTCATCGGATCAGGGGTTGCCATAGGATATGCGGCCGGGGTCTGACGAACCGAAATGCGGTTCATGACCGTCTCTCCGGCCCCCGGTTTCAGGTAGGCTACAACCGTCGCGGTTTGGAAAGTGGGCATCCAATCCGGTGTGTTCTCGGTCGTTCCCGTGGCCGTGTGATCGCGCGTGCCGTCCACCGAGGCAAAACCAACTTTATCGATGAATTCATATCGAATGTTAAGGACGCTGGTCGGATGGAGGTACTTGATGGGCGCGGTAGATTCAGGCCAAACGAGAGGGTCAGGAACCGGAACACCCGCATTGCTCAGCTTGTAACCGCCAGCGCGCGTCATGGGATCGATCACATCGCGATAAAGCACCTCGTACACCACCTTGCCGCCGATTTTGACGGTGGCGAGTTTGTGTTCTCCGAGACGCAACGAAATTGGTCCACCAACGTTTGAAGCCCTGACCACGTCGCGGATCGCGGTGTAATCGCCCTTCAGACCGCCGACGACGTAGATATTAAGCGTGTTATCAGACCCAACGACCCCAAAGTTGCCATCATTTGGACGGAAATATTCGTCCTCATGAACCACATCGGAATAATAAGCCATCATCGGCTTGGTATCCTTGAAGCGCAGCTTGAAAGACACGTTGGTCGTTTCGCCCGTGCGATACCTCACCAGAACTTTGATCGAAAAAGTTCGGTCCAGTGTCGTGTCGCCTACTTTCGCCCGCACAACAAAAGTGTAGGTGTGATCAGAACTGACGTGGCCGAGGACTCCTTCGATGTCGCCAGTAACAGAATTCAACGTGAGGCCCGGCGGAAGAATACCATTCCCATACAGAGAGTACGTGACTGCTTCACCCGTGGAACAGGTGGCGCGAACACCGAGCGGGAAGACGTTGGCCTCGTACACAGTTCCAATCAAACCGGCATCCGTAGTCCACTTGATAAAGCGCAGAGGCGCCAAGGCATCTTTCGGGGGCGCGGCTTCAATCATGAAGATGCGCGGGATGGCGCCACTACCAACCGTGATCGGCGCGCCATGATGGTCGCGCATGATCACGCGGAAGAAATACAGACCCATCGGCGTTGCCGTGGAGATTTCACCCGTGATCAGGCCGAAGTCGTCCAACGTCAGGCCCGGCGGCAGGCTGTTGAACGGCTCGACGATCTCTGTTTCGCCTACCAGAGGCTCCAAGGTCAGTTGCGGCGGGAAACCACCCGGCATGTTGATATTGATCTGGTAGGTGTACGGAGAGCCGCGTGTGTGGCTTCCCGTGGCGATGAAACCACTTCCATCGTCAAGTGCGAACGTCTCGCCCCTGAAATCGGCGCTGTAGCTGAACGGCGGGGACGGACCCCACGAGGGTGGCGAGACCGTGCTGTTGGACGCGGTGGCGTGGATCGTGAACTGGCGGTCGCGAGCATATGTGCCGTCGAAGGCGCGAACAGCGAACGGGAAGTCCATGGACGTATTGGCGGTCGGCAGAATGCCAACCTTGCCACTGATCTCGCCACTGTTGCTCAGGGACATCCCCGGCGGCAGGAAATCGTGGAGCAGCGTGTAGGTGATCGTCGCGTTCGAAATCAGCGTGACGATGTCCGTGGCGTTGGCCACGATGGGCACGGCGATGAAATTGTCGATCTCGTAAAACGAAATCGAGTTCCCGTTAGCCGAGAATTCCACCGAATGGGTGTTGATATAGGCGTTCGAGACGGTCGGAGCGCTGTTGTCCGTCAGGAAGACGTGGTCGGTTCCTTCGCCCATGAACGTCGCGGTTCGAACCGCTGCGAGCGTGATCGAATTGGCGAACAGGGTGGAGCCATTAGCCGTGGCGTTGGCGGTCGTCGAGTACGTTACGCTCTCGGCGACATTAGCCAAATCGCCGACTGGCGTAGACCAAACGGGGAAGAAGGTGACCATCCCCTTATTTATCGGTCGTTACCGGATGGACATTCCGTCGTCGTCGAGTTGGTTGCGGGCTTTGAACAGACGTTCCATGTAGCCCAAATTCCGGAGCGATTTGAACGCAAGATTTTCGGTGGCGAACTCGCCTCCAGCAGCCAATCCGCTCCGGCGCATTACTCTGATACGGGCGAGCATATCATCGATTTGTTCGATGGTCGGATTTCCATCCAAAACGGCATCAATTTCGTTCGCCAAAGCGTTGGTTTTGGTCACGACGGCGATGTCATCCCACGACGGTTTCTCGGCCTTGGGTTTCACCACCCAGTGGTTTTGCAGGATAGAAAAAACACCGTTCGAATCAACAAGAACCTCCGTGTCCTGCACATACATCTCCACGTCCTGCCCACGCACGGTGACGTTGTGGAGTGTGTTCCAGAGCGTCTTCTTGGTAGTAAAGAAATTTTCGATCAAGCTTGGGCATGGGGCGCGTTTGTAATCGACGATCAAGTGTACGTCAAGATCGCTCAAATCAGTATAGTTGTAGCTCGCGTTCGAGCCACAAACAATGATATCTTCCACGTGAAGGTTCGGGAGGTCCATAAACTTGTAGAACGCGACCGAAGCTTTCAACAACTGTTTACGAACCAATGGATGGATCGTGTTCTCGTCCTGCCAGAACTTCGGGTTTAGTTCGTCGCGGAAAACGACATACTTGCGGACATCCTCCGGATTTACGTCCTCGGCTTGGAAAATTTCGGTCGGTTTCATGCGCTTATTTATGAGAAACGGGCCTGTGGATAAAATATGGAAAACTCACTTGATTAATTTCGCAAATCAGCTTATTTTTGGTTTCGTACACCATATGCAATCGAAAAATGTGGTGAACGAAATTACCCGTTATAATTGGGTGACTCGTTGCCATATTTTATAGATCGCACATTTCGAAGTCATTTTTGATGAGAACCGCTCCCATGGTGGGGGTGGAAACAAAAGGAAATCGGGATGTCCTCGACCTTTAAATTGACGTTCAACAAGCCTGCCGTCAGGCAGTTCATCAGCAAGAAAGAGCACGAGACCCGTGGGACGATGGCCAAAGGGCTAGACATCCATCAGGTCGGCGGCATCGCAATGTTCAGGCAAGGCGATCCGGACGATTGCTCGGTCGTGATGCTCCCGAGGACTCGCGGCGGCTACGAAGCGATCATCGAAGGCACGCAGAGCGCCACGCTGCTCGCCGCGCTCGAAAACGGCGATGGGCCGTTCTTCACGCTGGAGCGTGATCCCGACAATAAGGACTGGGTCGCCGCCAAGCCGTGGCCATCCACTGAAGCACCTCCGAAATTCGAGCCGCACGTTCGGCTCTGGGTCCATGACGGAAGCCACACCTACGTGTCGCCGCTGCGATCCAAGAAGACCAAGCCGAAGGCTCCGAAGGCCAAGGTGAAGGCCGCTCCGACCATCCCCTACATCGATCAGGTCCGTATGGCCTATCGCAAGCTCAACGAGCCGCGCGGCCCCGGTCGGCCGGGCAATGATCACAAGCAAGCCAAGGCCGTCGTCGCCAAGTTCGAAACCGAGGCGCGCAAAGCCGCCATCGACAACAAGCTGAACGTCGCTGAGATGTTCGAACTCTACACGATCCTCGGGTCGCTGTTCGAGACTATCGACCCGACCGGCAAGAAGCGCGTGGCCGTCGAAGGCGTGGCCGAGGCTGTCGCCAAGATCGAAACCCACGTCAATGTCATCGGCAAGGGCGTTCGTCGCAAAGAGCGACGCGTTCCAACCGAAGAGATGCACGCGGCCTGAATACCCAACCCCCGGCTCCGGCCGGGGGCTTTACCCTTGCGGACAATTGCGATTTGGATTACGATAATCTCAGACAATCATGTCGGGGATGAAAATGACCAAATTGCTGGGCGCAGTCGCCCTCGTCGCGCTCGGCCTCGCCGCCTGCTCGCCGCAAGAAGTCGCGATGCAGCAAGCCGCTGCCAACGCTGCCAATCGCAGCGCGTACATCGCCAAGAACAGCCTCGACTTCAACAATTACGACCGGCGCCAGCGCCTGAGCGACAACCCGTCCACCATCGTCTGGTGTACGGCGGTCTTCTCGCAACCGGGCGCGCCGATGATCACCGTTCCCATCGTCGGAAAGCTGACCTCCGGCGGTAAGCGACCCTTCGCGGCCTCGGATGGAACGGCTGGACCCGATGGAATGTATGGCCCGTCTGGAGACTATCGCTACGGTTTCACGCCGGGCGGCAACATGGTCGAGTTCACCGGCATCGCCACTTTCTGCACCACCGAGCCGACCGTGTGGCAGAAAGAAAAGACGACCTTGGTCATCGAGACCGATCAAACCCTCAAAGCGGCTGCTGACCAAGCGAGCGAGCATCTGAGCCGCGCCACGGCCGCCGGGCGCGCCAACGCGGACAAGGCCCTGAGCGCCGCCGTTGGAGTTCCCCAATGAAGACCGTCTCTATCATCGTTCTGTTCTTCGTCGGCATCATCCTGCTGGGCTTCGCCTTCGGCTGGATCGGAACGGGGGCGGACATCGTCTCCCCGGCGAACGTCAAGAAACAATGGGCGGAAGCCTATCGCAACGACACCGCCCTGAAGGCTTCGGCCCTGAACGTCTGCGGAGCCGAAAAGCTCGTGGCAGGCGCGACCTCGGATGCCGAGCGTATCGCCCGCCAGTCGCAACTGAGCGCCTACGAGCAGAACTATGCTCGCATCGCCTCGGACTATGACGCGGCCGTCAGCAATGCGTTCGAGGCGAAGTTCGTCAAGCCGGGTGATCTGCCGATCCAAGCGCCGACGTTGGCCCATGCCAAAGCGGCCTGCGAATGAAACCCATCGCCATCGGGGCGGTTCTGTGTGTTCTGGGCACAGGGGGTTTAATCGCCTCCTGCGCGCCACAAGTCACACAGGCCCAGCGTGAGCAATGGGCTCTGCAAGATGCGGTGGCGCGCTCGAACGTCATCCGATCCTGTAAGAACGGCGTTCTGCTGGGTCAGGACCCTCAGTCCGACCGCTATACGATGATCCAGTTGACGCGCAATGGGATCATCCGTAGCTGGGTTCCGGACGAGGTTGGAAAGAACCCCACGTCGTTCTGTGAATAAGCTAGTTGACGAAACATAACTGGTGTGAGTAAATAGGACTATGACCTACACCATTTCGAGACGCAGGCGTTAATCGCCCCTTCAGCCCAAGCCACAGGTTTGGGCTCGTCTTCGTTCAGGTCTATTCCCGCATACTTACGACCCGTGTCCCGGCAACTGCCTTCTAAGCAGTTGACATTAAAGCGCTGGAAGGAAGTCGAGAGGTTCGATCCCTCCACGGGTCTCCAGTATTAGGAATCCGACATGAACGTCACCGAACAAGAGTTCAGAGAAGCCGTGGATGAAGCCTACGGTCTCGTTGAACCATATATCGTCGGGGCCAAGAAAGTTCCGATCCGTGTCGTCACCCTCCGGCGAATTGTCGAGGGCCTGAAACTTGGCTACAAGCTCCCATAGCTCAGACGGATAGAGCGTTCGTTTCCTAAACGAGAGGTCGCAGGTTCGAGTCCTGCTGGGGGCGCCAAAATATTTATTTTGCATCTACAGTGACTTAACATCAATGACACAATTTGAACACTATTGTGACACAAAAGTTTAACGATATTAAGTACTTAAAACAATAAAAAGCATAGCTCACGACTAAATACAGACATCGTTCAGTATCTGTATTTGGGGTGGCGACCATGCTTTCTAAGAAATCGAAAATTCTATTTGTATTGAAGTTCCGTGAAACACCGGGCGGCGATTATTCCTATTCTGCTGGATGGGGTGATGGCAAAGGAAAGTTCCTGCATAGCGGGCTCTACAACAGCGCCAACATGGTCCACACCATGCTCAAGGAGCAGGGTTACGACACCAAACTGGTCCACGTCATCGACAACAACGCGATCCACAAAGAGATCGTCAAGTTCGGCGCCACGCACGTCGTGATCGAAGCGTTCTGGGTTGTCCCGTCCAAGTTCGACGAACTGTTCCGGGTCTGCCCAAATGTCAAGTTCATCATCCGTAACCATTCTGAGTCACCATTCCTCGCCAACGAGGGCATGGCGTTTGAATGGACCATGAAGTACGTCGATAAGCCCAACGTCATCATGTCCTGCAACGCGCCGCGCATGGTCGAAGAAACCCGCTTCCTCGTCCAGACCAAGTACCCCCATTGGTCCCGCAAAGAGGTGGAGCATAAGGTTCCGCACCTACCGAACTATTATCCGGTCTCCAAGGATCACAAAAATCCCGGATTTTGGATTCGCGGGGACAACACTGTCCACATCGGCTGTTTCGGAGCGATCCGCCCGCTGAAGGCGCACATCACCCAAGCCATCGGCGCTCTAAAATTCGCCGAAGACAAGGGCATGAAACTGAAATTCCACATCAACGGCGGCCGGATTGAAATGAACGGAGCCCCAATCCTGAAGAACCTGAGGGCGATTTTCGACGAGTATGCGGGTAAGCACGAGCTTGTCGAGCACGCTTGGATGGCCCACGATCAATTCAAGGCGTTGGTGGGCCGTATGGACTTGGTGACGCAGGTATCCTTCTCCGAGACCTTCAACATCGTAGCGGCCGACGCAATCACCCAAGGCGTGCCCACGATCACCTCCAAGGAAATTTCATGGTCATCGTGCCTGTTCAGGGCTGATCCGACCGAAAGCAATGACATCGCCAATAAGATGGGGCGGGCCTATTGGGCGCACCGCAATTTCACGTGGTTCAATCCGAGCCGCAAGGGCCTGATCCGTTATAACGCCAATAGCGTCAAGAAATGGACTTCTTATTTCGACTAGACCGATCAGAATTCGAGCTTCGTCCCGTGCGGGAAGAATAGCTTGATCAGATCGCCCGTGTCGCACGGGTGGCGATACTTCACCACCATCAGATCACCATCGTCGATGGCTTCCTGAATGACTTCCAAGATCGCATAGGACAGGTCCATCCCGATGCTGTCCAGCGAACCAGTCCCGGCGCTATGGGCGTGATCCAAGACCAGCCCGAACATCTGGTGTTCGGTGATGAAAGCCTTGCCGTGGACGGCGGAAACGAATTCCCGCGTGATGACTGCCCGGAGCTTGGCCCGATCCTCAAGTGATCCGATCACTCGGTCTTCTCCCAGTGCTCGTGCATGGCCTTGATGATGTCGATCTGGCCGGTGAGGACATGCTTGATGTTCTCGTAGGCCATGGCCTGTTGCGGAAAGTTCCGCTTGGCTTTCTTCAGCATCGGCAGGAACAGCCGCTCGCCTTCACCGATATAGTCTTTCTGTTTGACCAGCTTGAACACACGGATCATCGATTGGAAATTGTGGTTCCGGTCGCAGAGCTTGGCGATGGAGGCCACTGGGTCTTCGCTCATCGCGTCGAACAGGATGTCTTCGTCCTTCTTCACGCCGCGCCATTCCTTGGTCATGTTCTCGACGGCCCGCGAGACTCGGTCGGTGAACAGGCCCGGATTGAACAGCGAACGGATTTCCGCATCCGTGATTCCGTAGTCCTCGCGAACATCATGACACATGATGGTGGCGATGATTTCTTCGCGGTGCAACAAGCCCGGCAGGGTCAGCGCATAGAGCGCGATGCTGATCGGATGATCGAACTCCGGCGTGTAGCCGTCTTTCCGCGTCCCGATGTGATGCTTGGCGGCGAACTCCAGCGCAATCTGCGCATTGAAGTAGCCCGCACCCGCGAGATATTGGCGAAGGGTCAGAACCTTCTTCTTGAATTCCTTGACGGCTTTGATTTTGACATCTTCCATACTCTTAGCTTAGGTGACTACAGCACAGTTTGCAAGTCTGTTATTTCTCTGGAACCTGTTCGCCACAGATTTCTGCATAATATCTGAAAAAGAGGTATAGATGGGTTGACATTCATCTATACTGTGATACTGTGTCCTTCTCGAACAACGGAGATGGCCATGCACTTCGAAGGTTACCACAGCGAAACGGCTCTGCCCTTCAAGCGTGGCCAAAAGGTCGTGATCCCGGCCGGTGTGCTCGTTCGCACGATGCACCCGTCGCGTGACGAATACACCACCAAGCGCGCCCAAACCGTGACCATCGACCACATCCTGTGCGGCCAATCGGTCAGCAACTACATCGCCTACGGCGACAAGGACTACTACCGGCCGCTGGTCGAAAAGGGCTTCGATTTCAGCGAGATCGAGCGCTTGCGCGCCGAGAACGCGCCGGAATACTACAACGGCAAGGTCGCCATCGAAAATCCTAAGGTCTCGTGGGCTGGGGCGGGCGGTTACTGGTGTCGCGTGGACATCAACGCCATCCTGCAAGCCAACGGCATCATCGTCTGCACGTGCGAACCCGCCGAATGATCATTTACCATTACGCGAAGCTCTACCTCATGCGGTTTTTCTTCCGCGCCAAGTATCACTCGGCTCGGAAGAAATTGACCGTCATCGTCACAAAGCTCGATGATGGTTTGGCGACGACGGCTAGCTGCATCAAGGACATGCGCGATCTTCTGGAAGAGGCCGAAACCGAGCTTACTGCCGGAGAACGTGTGGAAATCTGCAATAGCATCGCGCGCATGATTATCCAGCGCAACGAAATCGTGATCTCGCGCGACGAAATCGCCAAGCATCGCGAAAAACTCGAATTCAACGTTCGGAGATAGAGAAATGAATTTTCACGGCATCGGATCGCGCCTGTCGCGGCCCGCCAACTGGGAGGGCGCTCGTAACGTCAAGCAAACTGCCGACCGCGCGGAAACCCTGCTGTACCTCCTGAACACGTCCGGTCAGGTCGAGACCCTGACCCGCGCTCTGGACGAGTCCGAGGCAAACGACATTCCGCTCTGGCTAGTTCTGGCCCGTAATCCGAAGGAACGGATGATCGGCTCGATCTCCAGCAACACCATCGACCTGATCAATCGCGGCCTGCGCGCCGCGCCCGCCGACATTCTCGATGGCGTGATCGCGAACGAAGCCGTAGATGCGCTCGACGGCGTGATCGCGAACCTGTTCGCCAGCGTCGTCGCCCATCGTCACGATGAACTGACGAACGGCATCGCGTTCATGAGCCGCGTGGTCGAGCACGCCAAGAAAACCCACAACACCGGAACGTTCGTCTACGAACGCGCTCTGGCCAAAATGGGGCGCGATCTTCGCCTGTCCCGCCCATGACCAGCGCGAACTGGCCGTGCTGCAAGGCAACGCCATGGTCGCCCAACTATCGGAGGCGCAATGACCGAAGAACCCAAATGGCGCAAAGGCCTCACGCCTGAGCAGGCGTTGGCCAAGGCCACCGAAATCCTCTCGATGATGCCGACCGATCAGGTTGACCGCATCATCTTCCTGCTCGACCAGAACCGTGATGAGCCTCGCTTTAATGGCCACCCCGGCTACGAAGGAGACCCCGGCCTTGAAGGATAACAGCGAAGCTCGCACGGTCATCCGGGACGATGTCCCGGTGCGGACCTTCATGCGGGAAGAAACCTTTCACGCCGCCAATGCCGCATGGCTGGCGGTCAACATGAAGGATGACGAGAGCGCGACCCACTGGTATGCTCGGGCGTGCAGGAGTGGGATCACGTTCGCCTAGTTGCAAAACGAGGCGAATCATCCCATACCAAAAGTAGTTCTTCTGTTCGGGGTCAAGACATGCTTCTGGAAATGGCTATCGGTGACGCTTTCGGCGCCGCATTTGAATTCGTCACGCCTCAGGCCCAAAAAGAGGCGGGTCTGATAAACGATGGGCGGACGTTCCAGAACAATCCGCAAATCCCCATCGGTGGCGGGCGCTACACCGATGACACTCAGATGGCTCTGGCGATGGCCGAACAAATGGTCCATGGCGTTCCGCTGACGCGGGAGCTTTTCTTCGAGAAAGTTTTCAACACCTTCCACCGCGACCCCCGTGAGGGTTATGGGACGAAAACGGGCAACATCCTGCGGATCAGCAAAGACCCGGATGACTTCCAGTTCCGGATGTCGGGTGAAGAGGTTTCGAGTCGGTCTGGAGCCGCCATGCGGTCTGGTCCGTTCGGACTTTATTCGAGCACCACCGAAGTCATCGAACTGTCCACCCGCCAAGCCTCGTTCACGCACGACACCGAGGAAGGCCGTGAGGGCGCCAAGGCTGTCGCGCTGATGACGCACTACTTCGCCTACGACCTCGGCCCCAAGGCCCGTCTGGGAGCGTTCCTAGAGGACTTGACCGATGTCTATGCGTGGAACTCGCCGTGGGAATCGTGGGTGTCGTACTACGCTCACCCGGTGGTTTCGGCGGCGATCACGGCGGTGACCAACTCGCGGAGCATGACGGAGGTGTTCAAGAACAGCGTGGCCTTCGGCGGTGACGTGGACACTGTTGCGGCCATTGCCAGTTTCGCGGCCAGCCTGTCACCAGAGATCGAGAACGACATCGACCTCAATCTTTACGACATGCTGGAAGATGGACCGTTCGGATCGAGATATCTGACTACTATCGACGAACAACTCGCCGAGTTCGCGCGGACGCAGGGCGCCAAGGTCTTCACTCGGATTCGGGCTTCCTAAGGGCCGCCATCTGCGGAGCCGATAGACGGCCTCCTTTGGCTAGTTTGGCCGTCGCGGTGCAGGGAATGCACCGGACGCGCCAAGTCTTCTGGAAACGTTCGAAATAGCCAGCATCGGCTTCGACATAGGTGTTGCACTCCCGGCAATGGCCGGGGAACTTGTTTCTCATGACGATCTGAAATACTTCGGGGTCAGCACCAGAGGAACACGCAGGGGCAAAGGCTCCCATTGCGAGTTGCGAATGGCTTCATTGGACATAGCCGGGCGGGCGCCCGCTTCACGGTCGATGGACCACGTCAGATGGTAAGTCTGACCATCGGGGCGGATCAGGCTATTGCCGATCTCGACCACGAAACACTCCACACCCATCGCCGGGTCTTTGACGTACCCGTACAGGTAACCCTTGGTCTCAACCGGAAGAGGGTAGGTTTCCCGGACACCGAACACTTGCGTGATGTGGTGGGCGATCACGTCAGGAAATTGCGGGCGGAAGATTTTCAAAATCTCCGCAATTTCCTCCTGATCAACTTCCCAACCTACGTAACCCACAAAGTGCCCTCCAGTGAAAGTGAAGGTCTCAATATATACTGAGATACCACTGTTGTCCACAAGAAAATAATTAACAAAGAGTAAACAATTACTTGGCGAGATGTCGCAGGAGAGGCGTTGGGTCTTGCAACCATTGCGGTTGAGGCTGGCCCGGCTCCCAAGTGGCGCACTCTTGCACACCATCTTCATAGAATTCTAGGTGAAGCATTGACATCGGCCGCCCCTTGTTTTTCTTCAGGACGGTCTCGACATGGCCGATCATCTGGCCAGCCTTGATTCGCTCATGCAGAGCGAAATGCAACGGGATGATCTCGCCGTAAACGACCACGCCGGACGCTCCCCGGACCATCAAAGCCTTTGTGTCGTTCCACCATGGGCTGTCAGCCGCCGGGCCTGTGAACGGGAAAGAACTGAGCTTGTAGCAGTCCTCGACCGCATAAACGGGCGTTCCCTGCGGCGCATAGAGGTCTACGCCCTCATGGGTGTGGTTTCGGCGCTCGTAGCCGAAGCTCCCGACGTGAGGATGCAACGGTAGGCCGGTGAAGCCCTCCGGCATGGCCTCGAACGATTGGGAGTCGGCGGTGGCGATCAGGTCAAACGGTACAGGATTGACCCACATTTACGCTAGCGCCGCATCCAGATCAGCTTGCGTCTGGACGTAGACCACCGGCTTGAAAGCTGTGGCGTGCGTCTCGATGATCGAGGCGATGATCGGCCAGCGGCCTTGGGCCAGTCCGGCGCCGATCAGGGGGAGCGACACGCGCGGCTTGCCGATGGGGCGTTGCATCCCCGCAAGAATTCCAGCGTAGGAGAAGATTTGGTAATTGATATCGGCCATGGCCACGGCCATGCCGTCGTAGGTCACGTAGCGAGTGTCCGGCGCGCGGCCGTAGAATTCCTGCGTGATCGCGTTGAACAGGATCAGTTCCTGTTCTGGGGCCGCCGGGTGTGGAGTAATGACCGTCACCACTTGACCGGTCAACAGACCTTCGGTCTCGTACACCTTGCGGTAGCTTTTGAAGATGTTCTCGTCGTGGTCGCGCCAGAGCTTGGCAACGCCTGAGCCCATGGCCCCTTGGGCGTTGCAGCCTTGGATGGAGAACTCTTCCGGCGCCTTCATCAGGTCGCCGATGATATACTCAATGTTCACGCTTATTTCTCCAGCAACTTCAGGACGGAGTCCAGCGGGGTGCTGGCGCGCGAGAAATCGACGGTCGGACCATCGGGGTTGTAATTGGCTTTCGCGAACAGGGTGATCACGTCATGCGCGGTCACCTTACGGTCGGGCAGGCGGACCATGGCCTTGGTCAGGGTCATGAATTTGTTCGTCTGATCGGCGACCGCGCCATAGCGGCTGTTGGCTCCGGCGATGTCGATGTAGATCATCTCGCAGGTTTCCAGATCGAACAGCAGCGGGATGTTCGAGGTCGTCGGCGTGGTCACGGTCATCTTTACCGCGACGGATTCCGGTTCGAACAGTTCGCCAGATCGCAGCGCGTCGCGTTCCATATAACCCGCGAAGCACTTGAAATTGTTGAACGGGATACCCGTGTACGAGATCACCGACATGGCGACGTAGCGGATGCCACGCTTCTTGAACCGAGCGATGTCGAAATCGATGTACTCGGACGCACCATCGGGGGCGCTTTGGATGTCGCCCGAGTGGACGGCGCCGGTGGCGGCCAGATTGTGGTACGAGATTTGTTCAATCTGGTTGAAATTCTCGTCATAGGCGAGCAGAGACAGGTCCACGTCGGAAGAGTTCTTCCAGTAGATGAACATGCGGATCGTCGAGGCATCGACGACCGGATAGCGCGAACCTCGGGTCAACGCCACGTTCGTCGAAGAAGCCGAGCGGGCGCCGAACGGAATCATCACACCCTTCAGGTCGTCGTTGACCACTCCGTTGAACAGGGTGGTGGACGAAAACCGATTGATGATCTCGCTTTCGAACGCGGTGACGAGTTCGGACGTGACTTCCGGCGCGATTTTCTTGCGCTTGTCCGGGACGATCTGGACCTTGGACACCGACCCCTTCGGGAAGAACATGCGATCTTCATGGGTGTTCGCCGACCGGTGAATGAAATACTTGCGCATTTCGAACAGCGTCGTGGTCTTCAGGTTGGGAAGGATGACATTGACGGCGTTCAGCACTTCGCGCGTCGTCGGGACAGATTCGTCGGCGAGATCGGCGTTGTGCAGCGCGGCGAAGATCGCGTCTCGCGCCACGGCCGATTTCTTCTTGGTCGTGGCGGCGATGCGCAGAAGATTGTCCAGACGACGCATGAACTCGCCCGGACGCGTGGACAGCGTGGCCAGCAGCACGGGGTCGATGGTCTTGGATCGAATGCCCTTCTCGACGATCTTGCCGAACGTCTGGATCGATTTCGGATCGGCGCGCAGGGTGTCGAACGCAGCCGACATCTTCGGGTACTTGCGCTTATTTTCCTGCGACATTGTGGCCAGAAGTTCGGCCACGCGCAGCCAGCGCTCGCGGTGACGCATCAGGTCTTCGAGGAAGTTGTCGTTGGAGGCCGACGCTTCGAGCAAACGCAGAACCTGCTTCTTCTGCGAGGTGGTCAGCTTGAATTTGACCTTGTCCTTCAGGGACAGGTCGCCATCTTCCTGCGACAGGAAGGTCGCGATGCGCAGAACGTCGGTAGCGCCCGACAGCATCGAAGCCGTATAGGACGTGTCGTTGAAGTAGACGTGAACGAAGGGCAGGTTCTCGCGATACACAGCCTTGGGCCGTTCAACCGGGAGACGCAAGTACTTGAAAGCGTTCAGGAATACTTTCTCGTCGGGTTTCAGCGACGACTGGCGAGCCAGCATACCGCTGATCTGGCCGGTAACGGTCTCGGCCGTCGCCAGATTCAGAATCTTCAGAGGCGTGATGCTGGCGAAATCGTGCAGGGGCGGCGAGGTCACGCCTTGCAGTTCGGGAACCTGACGCTGGCAGATTGGGCAGGCGCCGAACTCGGTCAGGTCGAACTGGTTGTGGTCGATGACATGGCCGCACGACAGAACGGCATAGTTGTTCGGCTTCAGGCCGAACGCATTGTTCATGTGGCCGGTGACGCGGTTCATCAGATAGGTGTGCTGATCCGGCGTGCTGTACGGGAATTTCTTGAACAGAACGTTGTTCGTGTTCGCGTCGGCGCCGCTGACATCGGCCAGCGTTTCGCTCAGGCGGGTGGCGATCACCGAGAACGTGGCTTGAGGCGTGATCGCGAGCGCGCGAATCAGATCGCCGGACAGCGTGTAGCCGAGCGTCGAGATGTAAAGGTTGAGGGCGACGACGCGTGCGTCGTTACGGTCGCCGACATGGTCAGGAGCGGGAACGTACACTTCCGAGAAGAGTTGGATTTGCTCGCGCATGGTGTCCCCGAAGAATATGAGAATGTGAGGCGGGGGACTAATCCGGCAGCTATTTTTGCCAAATCAAATTTTTAGAAGGAAGCACACCGATGCGTCCCCCGCTTAATTTCACATTAGCACCTTACTGATAAACGGTGCAACTCTTCTTTTTCGTAATCCAAATTTCGTTTGGATCGGACCTCATCGTCGGGACGGAGGGCCTTAAATTTGTGAGGCAGGGAACAAATCACGCAGCTATTTTCAAGGTTGCAGATTGATTAGAAGGAAGCGCACGTATGCGTCCCCTGCTTAAATTCATATAACCACACGAGGTGACCTCGTGTCAACATATTTAGTTTACCAATATGTCATTTCCCGCATGCGCCGGACAATGGTCCACTCGACCCCCGTCCGGCGGGCTGCGAAGAACCCGAAACGATCATCGCCGAGCATTTCAAGAACTTCGGGCGCGGCGGTCTGATACTTCAAGCCTTGGCGGCGTTCCAGACACACCATGATCTCGTCGCCTTCGCCGGTCCGTTGAACCCGCACGACCATCAAGGACTTTTCGTAAGCGGAACGCTCAGCTTCGCGGGCCTTGAATTCGGGCGACTGTTTCCACTCGACCTTCCCGGCTCTCTTCACACTAGCTGTAGCCATTGTCGCCCACCCGGATTACAGAACCTTAATCGTCGAAGGTAACCGCTACCGTAGCAAAGGTCAATCTTCCTTGTCGCCCAAGCTCTGGAAAACATTGAACAGATTGGTATGCGCTTGATGTACGAGCCTGAAGGCTTCGGGATCAAGAACAAGCGTGGGGTCATCAAGCAGGGCGCGCTCGACCGTCTCCATGGTCAGATAAGCGACATGTGAGGTCGTGCCGTACTGACTTGGAGTTTGATGCCGGGCCGGACTGAAATCTGGAGCCTCTGCAAAACGCGCCAAACGTTCGAGACGGTCGGTTTCGATGTCTTCATTCGTGTACTCGATCACAGTAGGCCAAGCTCCAGTAATTGCGCGAGGGCGCGTAGACGATACATCTGATGGATATACTCCCACTCCGTCAAGGTCGTATCGGTCGGATCATGCTTGCCCATGACATGGGTCAGGACCATAACGCCAGAATCGATGAGTGCGGTTCGGAAGGCTTCATTCTCGGCGAAGCACTGGTCGTAGGCTCTCTCAAGCAAATGGTGGTACTGTTTGGAGAATCGAGGGTAGGCGACACCACACCACCATAGGGTTTGTGTTTCCTTCCATCCATTTCCTAGTTGTCCGATCTTGAAGGCTTCGTAGCCATGAAGACCGGCGACCAGTTCCTGTTCTTCGGAACCCTCGTGTTTGATTGATTGAAGGAACCCTTCGATTGACCCACACTGGACGTTGTCGAGCGTGAAAGCGTAGGGCATGAGGTTGGAAAGTGCCTTTCCAAGCCCACCATTGCGAAATCCGAGATCGAGAAATGCTGACATTTTCTTAGTATGCCACAAAAGCCGAATTACCTGCAATATAAGCGATTTGAGAGGCGTTTGGATGGTTGGAAAGTGGATGTTTCCCTAGGTCGTCATCAGTGTTTCGAAGATTTTTATTGAATAGTCGTTGACACAAAGAAAAGAGACAGGTATTTCTAGCGGCATCCTGAAGCTGCCACCCCAACGGAGACCCACACCATGCAGCAAGAACAAGCGAATGTCGGCGCACACAACGAAGCGGTGACCGAAGTCCTCAACATCCTCGTGAAGCACAACCTCGTCACCGGTGGCGCCGTCGCCGCTGTCGGCCGCATCAGCGACGCTCTGGCCAGCGAATTCGGCCTGACCCCGTCCGTTCCCGCCACGGCCGCCGAAACCGGCCCGTCGCGCGAGCCGGTCATCTCGCCGCGCAAGTCGATCCATCCCGAGTACCTGATCTGCCTGTTCGACGGCCAGCAACTGAAGATGCTGAAGCGCTACCTGCGCACCCACTACAACATGACCCCGGACCAGTACCGCGCGCACTTCAACCTGCCGAAGGACTACCCGATGGTCGCCCCGGCCTACTCGGAACGTCGTTCGCAACTGGCCATCGCCACCGGCCTCGGCGTGAAGCCCGGCTCGCGCGGCGTTCGCGGCAAGGCCACCGGCGCCCCGGCCATCCAAGCTCCGGCCCCGGCTCCCACGGCCGCCGCCAAGCCGAAGGTGACCCACGCCCACAAGGCTCCGGCCAAGCCGAAGTCGGCGCCGAAGGCCCCGCCCGTCGCCGCCAAGGACGCGGTGCAGTCGGAAGCGGCCCAAGCCGCCACCGATCTGGCCAAGTCGCCGGAACCCGTCGCCTAAACCCAGAGCCCAACAATCTGGGTTTGAACGAGAGCCACTGGGGAAACCCAGTGGCTTTTTTTCGTGTACGAAATTGGTATTTCTTGACTTCGGGCTCGACTTAAGGCTAAATAGAATTATACGCAGAGGGCTGATCCTCTCGTAACATTACATGGCGGAAACTCACCATGGTCGAACGACCCCCGAAGGGGCGGCTCACTGCGCCGCTCATCAATCCCGAACCGGAGGTCATGTTTGACCTAGCCGTATTCATCGGCCGCTTCCAGCCCTTCCACTTCGGACACCTCCACGTCATCCTGATCGCCCTGTTGCGCGCGAAATTCGTGCTGATCAACGTCGGCTCTCTCGATCTGGCCCGTCGCCCGGACCACAATCCCCTAACCGCCAGCGAACGCGAATCCATGATCCGGGCCTGTCTGACCCCGGAACAGAACGCCCGCGTCGTCTTCCGTTACTGCCGCGACTACGGCAACATGCCGTTGTGGACGGCCGCTATCCGCCGCAACGTCAAGGAAGTCGTCGAGGCCAAGGGCTTCGATGATCCCAACGTCACCCTGATCGGTCACTCCAAGGATCGCAGCAGCTTCTACCTTCGGGCGTTCCCCGAGTGGGACAGCATCGACGTTGAGCCGATGCCCATCGACGGCTGCGGCAACCACACCCTGTCGGCCACGCCGATGCGCCGGGCCTATTTCGCCGAAGATGGCGTTTTGGTCGATCACTGGCTGAACCACGAATTCCCGAAATTCATGCCGCAAGGCGCCATCGACTGGCTGAAGGAATTCAAGACCACCGACGACTATAAGGACATGGTCGAAGAATGGGCCTTCCATCGCAAGTACGACACGCTGTACGACAGCGAAGCGCGGCGGCGTGGATGGTGGCAGTTCTTCGTGACCGTGGACAACATCGTCGTCTGTAACGGTCACGTCCTGCTGATTCAGCGCAAGAACCGGCCCGGCCGTAATCTCTGGGCGTTCCCCGGCGGTTTCCTCGAACTCGACGAGTATATCGAACAAGGGAGCCTGCGGGAGCTTCACGAGGAAACCCGCATCCGCGTTCCGGAAAGCGTTCTCAAGGGCTCCATCGTCACCACCAAGGTGTTCGACAACCCGCACCGTTCGATGCGCGGCCGGACGATCACCCACGCAACTCTGTACCACATCGTCCCGAAGGCTCCGAAGCGCCATCCCAAGGAAAGCGCGGCCGACTACAAAGTGCGCCTGAACGAGGCCCTGAAGCGCCCGGAAGTCCGGGCCGCCGACGATGCCAAGCAAGCCATCTGGATTCCCATCGACGAATTCCTGCAAATGCAGGCCGTCATGTTCGAAGACCATTTCTCCATGGGCGAAGCAATGCTGGCCCTCCTACCGAAGGAAGACTGATCCATGGATTTCGCCAAGCGCGCTCATGACCACAACTTCCGCATGGACCCCATCGTGCGGAACCTGACCGACACCGACTTCTATAAGCCTCTGATGCAGCAGTTCCTGTGGCGGCGGTTTCCGGGCGTGAACTCCGTCTGGAAACAGAAGAACCGCACCACCGACGTTCCGCTGGCCGAGCAGGTCACCATCGAAGAACTGCGCGAGCAATTCGACCATGCCCGGACGCTCAAGCACACCAAGTCGGAACTGATCAACTACGCCGGTCAGACGTTCTCCGGCGTGACGGGCATCTTTCGGTCGGGTTACATCGACTTCCTTCGCACCTATCAACTACCAGAGTACAGCATCGAGCACGAACGGGCCTACAACGGCTCGGTCGGCTACAACACCGGGCAGTACGACATCCAGTATGCGGGCAAGCTGTGTGAAAGCACGGGCTGGGAAATTCCGAGCCTGACAATCACCAATGAATTGCGCAACCGCCATCTCCTGCGCCAGCACACCAAGTCCGAACTCGACATCATGTACGCTCGGGCCAAGGTGAAGCTGTACGACAAGCTTCTGGCCCTGACGGCGCCGGAACTCGAAGGCATCAGCGTCACCGAGTTCGGCACGCGTCGGCGGCACTCGTTCCTCTGGCAGGAATGGGTCGTCCAGACCATGGCCGAAGTGCTCGGAGTACGGTTCGGCGGCACGTCCAACGTCTATCTCGCCATGCAACATGGTCTGGAAGCGCGGGGCACGAACGCCCACGAACTGCCGATGGCCTACGCCGCGATGGCCGATGGTGACGAGGCCCTGAAGAACTCGCCGTACATGCTCGCCCGAGACTGGCAGGCCGATCATCCGGAAGCCCTGCGCATCATGCTGCCGGACACCTACGGGTCCACGAGCTACTTCGAAAACTCGCCTAGCTGGCTGTCGGACTGGGCGGGTTTCCGTCCTGACTCCAAGAAACCGATTCCGGCTATCGAGGAAGGCATTGCCTACTGGAAGCTTCACTCGCAGCCCGTGGCGGAAAAGCTGGTCATTCCCAATGACGGCCTCGACGTTCACTTGCCGCACCAAAAGGCGCACGGCGAGGACATCCCCACGATCTACCTGAAATTCAAGGGGCAAGTCCGACAATCGTTCGGCTGGGGAACGCTGGCCACCAACGACTTCCACGGCTGCTCGCCGAAGGGATACGACTTCATGAAGCCGATCAGCATCGTCTGCAAGCTGCAATCGGTCGATGGCAAGCCGTGCGTCAAGCTGTCGGACAACTACGACAAGGCCATCGGCCCGCCGGAAGAGATCGCGCGCTACCACCGCGTGTTCGGAACCAAGGGCATGGTCGGCGCACCGGTGTTCGTCTGATGCCCGCCAAACCCTCCATGCGGTTCGATTATGACCAGTCCGCATTGGTCGAACTGGTGATCGCCGATCTGAGGGCCAAGGGTTACGACCCCGAGCCCAATGAAATCAAGGTCAAGATTACCGACAGCAAGCAATACTACAGCCCGCTCGACGCGGGTGAGTCCGCTCGGATCGAGATCAGTTTCTCGACTCGTACCAGCTAATTTCGTTGACCAGAATTTAAACACAACTATCCTGCGAATAGGAGCCGACTATGATCCAAATCCATAAAAAATCCGCGTTGATCGTTGTTGATCCGCAAATCGATTTCTGCCCCGATGGCGCGCTCGCCGTCGCCGGTGGTGACGAAATCATGCAGACCGTGAACGAACTGTCGTTTCATTTTCGCGGTGAGGGTGGCGTGATCGTCACCACGCAGGACTGGCACCCGGCCGGACACAAATCGTTCGCCAGCGCACACGGCGTGGCGCCGTTCAGCATCGTTCAACTGTCATACGGTGATCAGGTTGCATGGCCGGACCACTGCCTGCAAGGCACGGAAGGCGCAGAATTCCACCCGGACGTGGAAGTCACCGTCCTGCGATCCCACGCGATTATCCGCAAGGGCATGAACCGCGAACTCGACAGTTACTCGGCCCACTACGAGAACGATCAGATCACCCCGACCGGCCTGACCGGATACCTGCGCTCGCGTGGGGTCGAGGACGTGTACTATTGTGGTCTGGCCCGCGATTTCTGCGTCGGGTTCTCGGCCCTCGACGGCGTGAAGGATGGCTTCAACACCCTTCTGATCGACGACGCGACGCGCTTCATCGCTGACAAGTCCAATAACGATATGACCGAGAAACTGATCGCCGCTGGCGTGAAGTTCGTCGCCGCCACCGACATCACCAGCCTCTAAACCGGAACGCGCTCAGTGTTTTATCCCAACGCTCTCTTCATCGACGGCAAGGTCGCCCCCATCGAAAAGGCCTTTGGCCGAACTGATGAGCAACCGAACGTGGTTTTTCTCAAGACCAACACCGTCGATGAAGAACGCCGTAACAGCATCGCCGCGTGGTTGACCAACAACCAAGACAGTGGGGATTGCGTCTGGATCGCCGGATCGCGTTGGGGAGAGAGGGGAACCCCGCCATTCCTCGTCATGAACGACGGCGCGGCCTGCTGGAGCCAATATGCCTTCGATAATGTCGAACTGGCGGAAGCGTTCTCAGTGGACTTCAGCGACATTCTCGTCACGACGCGTGACTATGACTACACGCGTTTCGATGAACCGAGCACCGACGTTTTTCTGGGAGGCTCGCTCTGGGAACGCACGGACAAGAAAGGCGTAAAATCCCAGTACTATCGTGCTGAAGGCGATATGTGGTTCTCGGACAGCCCCTATTCGATCATCAAGGACCGCCTCGGTCTTGACATCGAGCCGGGTAAAGTTCGGAACCTGCTGTCGTGGGCGGGCGGACGGTCGCTTGGTATCTTTTACTACCTGAGCACGGTCGCGGATGGTCAAGGGGCGGAAATCACTAACGAGATCGCCAACTTCATCCTCGGCCCGCTGGCAGGAAGCATGAAAGAACGCGATATCGGATACGTCAAGCGCAGCACAGTGCTCCATGAAACGGCTCTGATCGAATTGGGGCGGGCCATGGCTCTGAACCTCGTCCCGTCCTCGGCGCGCAAGGAACTCTATCCGCTCCTGATCAAGCGTTACAACACCGAGTTCTTCGAGCTTTTGGCCGTGACCATGGGCACGGTCGAAGAGGCGGCGCGCCTCGCGTTCTACAACATCCTCGCCGAAGTTCTGGAGCCTATTTTCTCACAGGCCGGGGGAGACGAGATCAACGCCATGATCAAGGCGGTTCTCGACGCGAATCCGACACAGGCCGCGCTCGTCGCTGCCAAGGACCAGAAGGTCATCGGTTGGGCCATGGGCCAAGTCATGAACGCGGCCAAGCCCACCAAACTCGATCCTGCGACCGTCCGCGCGGCGATCCTCAAGTACCAAGGTTAAGAGTATGAAGATCAAGATCGCCGTTGTGCAAATGAACCCGGTTGTCGGCGATTTGGCCGGGAACCTCAAAAAGATCATGGCCGAGTACGTCAAGGCGGCGGGAGCGGGCGCGAACATCGTCATCACGCCTGAAATGTCCCTGACCGGCTACCCGCTGGAAGACTTGGTCTTGCGTCACAGCTTCATGGACGCTGTCAGCCAATTCACCAGTGAACTGATCACCCGCGTGATGCAGTCGGGGGAAGAAGCCACTCTGATCTTCGGGGCGCCCGCCAAGAGCCTCGACGGCGTGGGAGTGACCAACACCGCCTACCTGTTCGATCCTCTGGATTCCAAGTCCGTGCGCTGGGTCATGAAGACCGAACTGCCCAACTACGGCGTGTTCGATGAGAAACGCATCTTCAAGCCGTCCGCCTACGAGAACAGCGCCTTCATGTGGCGGGGCTACCGTCTGGGCCTGATGGTCTGCGAGGATGCGTGGTTCCCGAAGGTCACCCAGCAACTGGTGGAGACCGGGGCGACCTTTCTGATCGCCATCAACGGCTCGCCGTTCGAGGTCGGCAAGAACGTCGTCCGTCGTCAAATCATCGCCAACCGGATCAAGGAATCCGGCCTGCCGTTCCTCTACGCCAACCTCGTTGGTGGGCAGGACGAACTGGTGTTCGACGGAGGATCGTTCTTCTACGACGGTAAGACGATGCAGGAGGCGCCACACTTCGTTGAGGGAACTTTCTTCTTCGATGCCGAACTCGGCCCGAACACCAAGAAAATCACCCTCGACAACTATCCGACCGTTCAGCCGACTGGTATCGGAGAAATCTATCAGGCCTGCACGCTGGGCCTGAAGGATTACCTGCGTAAGCAACGGTTCGGGAGCGTGGCGCTGGGCTACAGCGGCGGCGTGGACTCCGGTATCGTGGCGGCCATGGCCTGTGACGCGCTGGGCGCTGATCTGGTTCACCTCGTGCGCCTTCCGTCCAAGTTCTCGTCGGACGGTTCGCTGACCGACGCGGCCGAAGGCGCCAAGCGGCTGGGCGCGCCGATGCGGACCATCGCCATCGAGCCCATCGTGGATGCCCTGCGTCTGGCCTACCGTGATGCCGAATACAGCTATCGGGAAAACGAATGCGAACACCTGACCGGTGTCGCCGACGAAAACATCCAAGCCCGCGCTCGCGGCAACATCCTGATGGCCATCTCGAACCAAGAGGGCCACATGATCCTGACCACCGGCAATAAATCGGAAGTCAGTGTCGGCTACAGCACCCTCTATGGCGACATGAGCGGTGGTTTCAACCCGATCAAGGACTGCTACAAGACCACGGTCTGGGAACTCTGCCGCTGGCGCAATGGTCTTACACCGGATCAGGTGAAAGACCACGGCTTCCTTGGCCATGGGGGCTACGACGTGGTCCCGGAAGAGATCATCGTCAAGCCGCCGAGCGCCGAGCTTCGGGCGGATCAGAAAGACAGCGACAGCCTGCCGGAATATCCGGTGCTGGACGCGATCCTGAAGGCGATGATCGAAGACGAGATGAGCGTTCATACCATCGTCGAGGAACTGAAACTCCGGTTGGACATCGTGCAGAAAATCCGTCGCTTGGTGGACAATGCGGAGTATAAGCGTCGGCAAGCGGCGCCGGGCGTGAAGATCACCAGCAAGATTCACGGCAAGGATCGTCGCTACCCCATCGTCAACCACTGGAGGGGATGACAGCGATGCTATTCACCAACGACCCTTCCAAAATCCCCGACACGCTCGGGGCCTTCAACAAGGAAACCGACATGATCCGGGATCGTCTGAACAGAGCCGCCGAAGCCGTCAGTGGCGTGGCCAACCGTGCAGCCGCCAAGGTCGGCGAGATCGCCACCTCGGCCGCTGAAGTCGCCGGTGACTTCTCCGAGGCGGCTCACAAGGAGGTCAAAGCCCTGAAAGACTTGGCCAAGTCGGATGACACCATCTGGCTGGTTCTCGACGGTTTCGGCAAGCCGATGGCCGCATCGTCTTCGGCGAGCAAGGCCGAAGTTCTGGTCGGTAGGGCCAACACCGTTCTCCAGAAATTCTTCGACCTTCCGAAAGAAGAAAAGTCGGCGGCTCTCGACACCGTCGCCACCGATTTGCTGGCGATTTTCCCACATGTGAAAGATGGTACGGCGCTGGTGAACAACACGCTGAAATCCTTCATCATCAGCGATGGCGAGCCGCCGTTCACGACCGAAAAACTCGAAATAGACGTGTAATTCTGGTTGACCAAATTCCGGATAAGGGTGATGGTGAACTTATTAACCATGCTTCCGGGGACATTATGTTCGGCATCACCCTTCTGGAATTTGGCACGCTCTGGTTCTGGAGCGCCGCATTCCTCCCATTTTTCATCCTGATCGCGCTCGTCGAGAACGAGAAATCGGGCTGGGCGGCGTTCACCACGGCCGCGACCATCGCGGCTCTCATTTCCTTCGGCAACATGGGCTGGTTGTCGTGGATCGCCAAGCACCCTCTGCTGCTGGTTGCCTACATCATCGGCTACCTCGTTGTGGGTATCGGCTGGGGTGTCGCCAAGTGGGGCTTCTACGCCGCCCACATGCTGGCCGACTATGAAGCATTCCGTCGCAAGTGGATCGAGAAAAACGGTCTGATCCGTGACGAGGCCCTGCCGAAAGAGCAACTGCAATACGGCAAGGGTACCCAAGACACGCACGGTTCCAAGACGTGGCGAGACCGTTTCATCTCCGAAGCCAGTCAAGCCCGAGTCGGCGCGCCGAACCTCGCCGCCAACAGCACCCGGATCATCTTCTGGATGTCGTACTGGCCCGCCTCGGCCGTCTGGACCCTGTTGCACGATCCGATCACGCACCTCTATCGCTTGATCTACGCTCGCATGATCAACGTCTTCAACGGCATCACCACGATGATGTTCGGCAAGTACAACAGCGATTTCGTCGCTGCCGAAGTCAAGGCTCCCGAAACCGGCGCGTAAGTTTCGATCTGGTTGACCAATTTAAGAGGCCGGGCTAATGTCCGGCCTCTTTCGTATGTGGAGTCACCATGAAGCGTTTGCTCATCACTTCCGCCCTGCCGTACATTAACGGCGTGAAGCATCTCGGCAATCTGGCCGGATCGATGCTTCCTGCGGACGTGTATGCGCGCTACATGCGGTGGCGGGGACGTGAAGTCCTCTACGTCTGCGCCACCGACGAACACGGCACGCCTGCCGAACTGGCCGCCGCTGCGGCCGGTCAGGACGTGGCGACTTACTGCGCCGAGCAACACGACATTCAAGCCGAACTGGGTGATCGTTTCGGACTATCGTGGGACACGTTCGGGCGGTCGTCCTCGCCCGCGAACCACACGCATACGCAGGGCTACGCCAAACTCCTGCACGAGAACTGGTTCATCGAGCGGCGGACTGACCAGCAATATTTCTGTATCGACGATGACCGGTTCCTACCGGATCGCTACATCGTGGGGACGTGTCCGAAATGCGCCTTCCCGATGGCGCGCGGCGATCAGTGCGACCAATGCGGGGCCTTGATGAGCCCTACCGATCTGCTCGATCCCCACTCGGCGATTTCAGGGTCGAAAAACCTCGAACTGCGTGAGACCGACCACCTCTATCTTCTGCTGTCGAAGATGGAGCCGATGATCCGCAAATGGTTGGACGAGCGTGCCCACAATTGGGGTCCGCTGGCCCGAGGGATCGCCTACAAGCATCTCGACGAGGGTCTTCGTGACCGGAGCATCACTCGCGACCTGAAATGGGGTATCCCCGTTCCCAAGCTGTTCCAAGTTCCTGACAGCCGGATGAAGGACAAGGTGTTCTACGTCTGGTTCGACGCGCCCATCGCCTATATCTCGGCTACTGTTGATAGTTTGGGCGGCGAGTCTGGAGACTGGTGGGACTATCCAGACGACGTAGAATACGTTCAGGTCATGGGCAAGGACAACGTAGCGTTCCACGCTACAACCTTCCCGGCGACCATCCTAGGGGCTGAACTCGACCTGAAGACCGTCGATGTCATCAAGGCGTTCAACTGGTTGAACTGGAACGGCGGCAAGTTTTCCACCTCGGAGAATCGTGGCTTGTTCATGGACAAGGCTCTCGAACTGTATCCGGCCGATTACTGGCGCTGGTACCTGTCGATCAATGCTCCGGAGAACTCGGACACGGCGTTCGTCTGGCCTGCTTTCCAGCGATCCGTCAACTCCGATCTGGCCGATACGCTGGGCAACTTCGTCAACCGTGTGGTGGCAATGGTCGGCAAGTACGATGGCTGGGTCAAAATCCACGACAACACCGAGGTCGAGAACAAGTTCTGGGAGACGGTCAGGATCGCCGAGACCGACTACGTCACCGCCATGGATAAATTCGAGATCGTCAAGGGCGCCACCGCGCTGCGACATCTATGGGCATTGGGAAACCAATACCTTCAAGAGAACGAACCGTGGAAAGCAACCAAGCAAGAACGTCACGAGGATGCTCACCGCATCCTTTCGACCGCTGTGATGTTCATCGAAAAACTGGCCGACTGGTCAATGCCGTTCATTCCGTTCACTGCCAATAAACTGGATGACTGCACCGAGAACAATGGCGACGAGGCGTTCATCAAATCTCCGGGGATACTCTTCGAGAAAATCACCGACGAACGGCTAGCAGAGCTTCAAATTCTCTTCCCATAAAAATCGAGCCCTCGGTGCAAACCGGGGGCTCTTTTGTATCTAAGATATTGTTTTTGTGAAGTAAAAACTATACCTCTTTCTATGCTTGACATCTACCTGAATTCTGTCAGTATGTCGTTCTAGTTCAACATTCTCTGGGAGATTTTCATGTTCACCGTGACCCGTGGCAACCGCACCCTCGGCAAGATTCTCGGCTACGCCAGCGACATGGCCCGCACCAAGGCCGCCGCCGTCGCCAAGTTCGGCGCCGGTGTCGCCGTTCGCCGGGGCTAAAGAGCCCCAGATGCGGACCAACCGCTCTCGTTTCCGTCACGACTCCAATCCGGCCATCTTCATGTCGGAAGGGAACATCGGGGCGCACGCCGTGCTCATGGAGATCATGGGCAACGATCCGGGCATGGGCTTCATGACCGTCCTGAACCTCGACGACATGAACATGCGTGGCGAGCAAATCTGGGAGGCGCGAAAGCTCTTCGAGACCCCGGAGGCCTTCGTGGAGGCCGTCAAAAAGCGAGACCCGGCCATGGTGGAGCATGTCAACAAGACCTGCACCGACATCGGCGGGGAACTCGCGGTCACCAGCGGCGCTTCCTACAAGCACCGCTAAACATCAACCCAGTTAGGGAGAAGGCCCGGTTAGTAGCCGGGCCTTTTTGCGTCCCATTCCCGCTTCACGCGGATGATCTGCTCGCCGATCCACCGAACGTCGAGCACGTTCAGGGAATTTCCGATGACCTTGTAGCGCGCGGTGTCGGAAGCCGGACGGCCTTCGAACTCCACCAAAGTGTGATTATCAGTAATTCCCATAAGCCGTTCCGCTTCGATAGGGGTCAGGCGACGAATGATCGGGAACACTCCGTCATCGACCAGCGCATGAGGCTTGTCGGAGCCACCAGTGGCCGCCAGAAGGCAGTTGGCTACTTGGTTGCCGACTTCGACCCTTTCGCCTTTTTCCCGGCCCCTGAACGCGACACTGAACGCGCGTTCTCCAGCGCTTGTTTCAAGAGCGGCTGCAAGGTCGCTCCTTGTTCCTCCGCTTGCCGGAGGAACTTGGCTGCGCGTGTAGGACTCAAATAGTACGTCTCTAGGGTCTGGTCCGTCTGAAGGACAGGCCACAAGGAAGAGCCTTTCCCGCTGTTGCGGAACGCCTGAGTATTCGGCGTTGAAGAGTCGCCATGCGATGTTGCGCTTTGGTCCAAGCACATAACCAGCGTGCGTCCACTTTTTCCCTGAAGGGACAAGCGGCTCATCTTCTCCGGCCAGCGCTGCGAGTAGGTGTCCGAAGGCGTTGTATTTGTCACTGAGGGCTCCCTTGACGTTTTCCCAGCATACGAATTGAGGATCGATTTCATCGGCGAGATCGACGAACGATAGCATCAGGGCGCCGCGCGGGTCCTTGAGGCCACGGCGCAGACCAGCCAGCGATACCGACTGACATGGCGTTGAACCCCACAGGATATCGAGTTCACCTCTCCACGGCCGACCATCGATTTGCGTCAGGTCGCCGAGATTGGGAACATGCGCCCATCGTGTCGCGAGAATAGTGTTCGCGAACAAATCGACCTCAGAGAAGAACTTTGGAGTCATGCCAATAGGTTCCCACGCGAGTGAGACCGCATCAACACCTGAGCAAGTGGTTCCGTATTTCATTCCCCATAATACCAAATACGGAAATTCGAACGCAATAAACGCCTACCTTAAAAGCTAAATACAGGGCATTATGGAGGTTTGTTCATGACTGATTTGACTGCTGAGATTATGGAAGCTGCGTTGGATTACGAGTTCTACGCGAACGACATCGACGATACGACCACGCTCCGGGATTATCTTACCGATCTCTTGATTCAAGTGATTGTTGAGGAAGAGAGTTTCAATGGAAAGCGGCCGTTTGGCAACAGTGGATGGCTGTACAACTTCCCGCTTCCGCTGGTAGCCACTGGGGCTATCAAGGGGACGATCAACGAGATCGGTGATGGAGATGACATCGAGTACGACGTGACTGATTATAACGATGATGATATGCTGATGGCCCTTGGACAGATCATCGCTTACGCTTTTTCGAAGCCTGAATGAGTCTAAGAAATACTGCGCTGCGCGCAGTATTTCTTCTAAATGACCTCATTTTGTGGTTGACTTGGGCAGCGAACTCGCTATTATGTTCGTCATCGCACAGCAATCACGGAAGGCCAGTTCAGCTATGACCGACGCGACTTGGGAACTCGACACCGCCACTACCGTCTTCAACATCCCGGCTCCGAACATGAAGAAGTTCAATGCCCAGATCGAGAAACTGTCGCGCAAGGTCGAGAAGCTGACCGGCGAGAAGATCGCCCCGGTCCCGTTCAGCTACGAGACCCGCAAGCTCGCTGACGGCGAGATGTACAAGGTCTATCAAGTCCTGCTGACCGCCCCTGTCGCCAAGCTGGAAGGCTGGAGCTTCTTGGCTCGCCTCGACCACTCGCAGGAAACCGGCACGATCATCCGTATGGTCCCGAACACCGGCGCCGAACTCTCGCAGTTCCGCGACGCTTCGGCCCGTACCTGCGACCATTGCGGCATCAACCGCTATCGCCGCGACACCTTCATCGTTCGCCACGAAATCTCGGGCGAGATCAAGCAAGTCGGCTCGACCTGCCTGAAGGATTTCTTCGGCCACGACCCGGCCAAGATCGCCAAGCTGGCCGAACTGCTGGGCTACGCCGCCGAACTGAGCCGTGCGTCGGAAGACTTCGAGCCGGGTCAAGCTCACTTCAACGACTACCGCTACTACGACGTGGTCGATTTCTGCGCCCGCTCGGCCGCCGCCGTTCGTCGTTTCGGATGGGTCTCGGCCAAGGTCGCCAAGGAAGACGACACCAAGACCGCCACCAAGTCGATGGCGTGGTCCATGATCGGCGACGATGTCACCGAAGACGACCACGCCATGGCCGAAGAAGCTCTGGAGTGGGCGCGCGGCCTGCGCGCCAAGGGCGACAACATGAGCGACTACGAGCACAGCATCAGCGTGATCGCCGAAGCCGTCGTCATGGAAGGCCGCCACGCCGGTCTGGCCGCCAGCATCGTCGGTGTTCACCACATGAACAAGCTGCGCGCCGCGCCGCAAGTCCAGTCGGCCGACATCGGCGATTTCTCGGGCGTGATCAACCTGTTCGCCGTGGCCGCTCAGAATCTGAAGTACCCGAAGATTCGTCTGGTGACCCCGGAAGGCCAACATCTGGTTCTCTCGGTCGCTGGCCCGCAAGCCTCGCAACCCGGCACGGTCAACGTGACGGATGGCGGCAAGCATTTCGACACCCGCAAGTGGTTCGGCCGCGTGAGCCCGGCCGGGCGCTGGGAGCCGTCCAAGAAGTTCGGCGCCGAAACCGCCGCTTCGGTTGGCGCCATGATGGCCGCGCTGGCTCTGGACCCCGACAAGGTGGCCTCGGACTACGGGCGCCTGACCGGCCAGTGCTGCTACTGCTCGAAGGGTCTGGACGACTCGCGTTCGGTGGAAGTCGGCTACGGCCCGGTCTGCGCCAAGAACTTTGGTCGGCCTTGGGGCAAGGCGAAGAAGGTGGCCACGGTCGCCTAAAGCATGTAATGTGGAGCCCGGCCCCCGGCCGGGCTCTTTTCGCTCAGGGAAGCTCTGTGAAGCCTTTTTCCTTCCAAACGCTCTACGACCTATGCCAGTGGGTTTGGGTGCAGTCAGGCCTGCCCCAGACCGGCGCTATGGAGGCTTCCATGGCAGGCGTGCCCCTGAGGGTCAACGTGACCGACACCGAGGTCATCATGTCCGGTACGGACTGGGCCATGCACCTGAACGTCTCGGATGACATGGCGAACATCAGCCGCCACTACCAAGCCGCCAACGACGACAGCATCACCGCTACCGTGTGTGGCCGGATGGTGAACATCGATCATCGGATGCAATTCCACGGATCGCTCGATGCTTACGAATGCGACCTCGTGATGTTCATGCTGCACGAACATGAATGGCGCGGACGCTGGTCAGCCTGAGGCCATCACCTGAAAGGACTCGCGAAAGGGTTCTTCCCACTCGCTGTGCATGACCTTAAGCAGGACCATGTCCCGCACGAAATCCGTCTGATTCTCGACCCCACGTTCCGAGATGACGTGCGGAGCCCCCATGAACATATGGGTCTTGACGTTGTCATCGTCCGGGATCGAGGCGTTGAACCCCGCCTGCCAGCTTGGGCCGATGAGCATGTAACGGTCGTGCCCGGAGTTGTGAAGCAAGACCAATTTCAGCGATACCATGTCACCAAGGACGATTGGCTCGCCCTTGGTAGATCGCGCCCAAATGGCCTCGCACACCCGGAATACGAACGACCCCGGTATTCCGCTGAATGAAGCTGTACCGTCCGCCATGACGTAAACCCTGCACCTTAATGGCGATTGAACGTCAGTTTCCGGTGATCGTTCCCAACTCAGGGTACTTTTCTACAAGTTCAGAAAGTTCCGCAATGAATTTATCACGATTCGCAGCGATTGCATCCAAATAATCTATGCGAGCAGGATCGTCTTCGCCGAAAGGTTCGAAGGTTTCGGGGTTGAACATAGTTCTCGAAGGGTCGCTCAACGCGAGTTCAAGAGCATCGATTCTAGCTCGCAAACGATTGGCCGTAATGAACGCTTGTTCGATCACGGATGGTTATGCGCCGAAAACTGCCAGACCCACAATGCGAAGCTGGGTACCATTATCCTCTGCCGTGTTCATCATCATGTATGCGGCTCTATCCGTTGCCATGAACCCATCGATACCGGCAACCGTATAGGTCTCGCCGTTGCTTTCAATCTTCGAACCGATCTCGGGAACGTTCACGAACGGGAACGCCAGCTTGAATTCATCCGGCGTATAATTGCCGTTGATGTTCATCAGATTCGGTTGAAGCAAGGCGGGATCATAATATTTCTTCACGGAAACTCTCCATTAACTACCACCTTAGTTATCTATGGACAGATGCCAACGTCCCATTCGTATTCCTTTTCGCCGTCTTCATCGACGGTCTCGTAGCTCTCGACCCAGCTTTCATACTTGTCGGACATCAGGATGCGAACGGCCTGATCGATACACCACGCCTTGTGGTGGGCGCCGTCGATCTGGGAATAACGGAAGAGCAGGTTGGTCGCGTCGAGGATGCGCTGTTTGGGCGTGAACGGCTTGCCGCCCGCTTCCAGATTGATCAACTCCCGGCGAAGGTCGCGGAGGTCGTCAGGGGACATGCAGTGCCGGATTCCCATGTCCGCATCTTTGGTGATCTGCTTGGTATAATACTGGTGAAAGCTGTTGCCTTCGTAGGTCTGGAGACGGCGGTCCTGTTGGACGTAGTGGTCCAGACCGCGATAGATCACCAACGCGGTGTAGATCGGCACGTCATGGCCGCCACCGCGTAGAACGCCATTGTCGAGGATATCGTCGATGGCAGTGATGACATTGGCGGCGACAGACATGAAAAATGCTCCGTATGGTTAACGGAGCATTATCAGGAATAGTTAATTTTGGTCAACCAGATTTAGCGGCCCGGATCGCATCGAGCGCACTTTCCATCGAGTAGAAAGTTCCGCTGCATCGGGGCGTGTGAAGCTGTACGACGACGGCCCGCTCTCCAAACATGCGGATGATGCCGTGTCCTTCGAAACGACCGTTGCCAGCCGTCCGGTTGTTCCAACGCGTCGCGCGCGTGTAAGGGAACGGTTTGTACGTGTACTTCGCGCCAAGCAACTCGGCACACGTTTGGTAGAACCCTTGCTCCACCTCTTGATCTCTTTTCATTCTGACCGGTATTTAATCAGAATGAAAAGAGGATGTCAATCAAGTTGCATATGCTCGACGATCAGGTCGATCTCGCGTTGTGAAAATCCACCCGCCGAGTTCACGTCTTCCTGATCCTTGCCGTACAGCATGTGTTCGATGGTTTGGTCGAACAGATCACCGATGATCTCCGGTTTGCTGTTCCAGAGCAACGTGACGAAATTGTTGATGCCGTGGCGACCCCTGATAGCCTTCAGGAGGGCAAGCATGACTCCAAGCCATAGCGGAGGCTTCATCAGGCTCTTATGGAGCACCAGACGCACGAATTCGAGCGTCTTGAACTCGTCCAAGTTCTCCAGCATGGTGGCCAGATCGTTCACGTCGGTTGCGGAAGAAGCCTTGTAGGTCATTTTGATTTTCTTAAAAAATCGGCCATGTGGAAATAGAACGACATCCATAGATCGGCGAGGATGACACCGAGAAAGATTGGCCCAAGGACTATCTGCTCAGCGATGTGTTCGCGGTCGTCATTGCTGTTCTCGCGCCGAGTTATCGCGACCACCAGCGCGGCCAGCCAGACGATAACACCGAAGAACAGGATAGCGGCGAAAGTCATTCGTATCCCTCTTCATAGTGGGACTTATACTCGACCAACATTTCGTCATCCAACTCGAAGCCAAGTTCTTTCAGGTCGGTCATCATCAAGTCGGCGCCTTCGATACCTTCCCGTCATGTTGAGCCAGCCGCCCATGGTGTTTTCCTACAGCTTTTCCCGAACCACTTCCCATAGGTACGCAGCGGAGAACGCGGCGACGAATGGAACTTGGATAAAAGTGAACAAGGCCGGAGGATTGAACATGATGACGGTCGCGATCATCACACCGAGTGACAACAGCGTTGACAAGGCCGAGATCAGGGTGAAAACCAAGAGCCCTGTCAGGAAATATTTGACCTGATGGCTCATTCGACCACGCAATAGATGTCAGATTCCTTGATCACCACGAGGGCCTTGCCGTCGATGGTGATGTCGGTTGCGGAGGTGGCCGGGAAAATGACTTTCTCGCCGACCTTCAGGGTCATCGGGATGAGAGCGCCATCCTTCGTGCGAGCGCCGGGACCTACCGCGACGACTGTGGCTTCGTTGGGCTTTTCGGCGAAAGTGGCGGCGATCAGGATCGAGCCGACTTTCTTAGCCTCTTCCGCGCGTTCCAGAAGGACACGGTCGGCCATGGGTTGGTATGACATTTGAAAATGACTCACGGTAAAAATGCGATATCTTCACTCTACCGTAAGCGAAATATTAACGCAAGTGGTTAACGATAAATATGAGATGCACCCGGTTCTCCAACAATATCTGCACGACGATGTCCCTCACGTCCTTGACGAAGAGTATTACAAGGACATCATGCAGGCCGTTGATCCGAACTGGCTCCCCCACAATGATTATTCGAAACTAATCCCATACGTTCGATATGTGGGTACCAAGAAAAACACCATGAAGTACTTCGTCCCGAACAAGTACAATGGGTGGAATACCTACATCCAGTTCCCGGAGTGGGACGATCAGATGCTCGATCCGAGCCTGACAGTCAATGATGCTGCCAAACTTCTTCTGTGGGCTGGTAATGTCCGTGTCCATTGTCCTTGCCCAGCGTTCAAGTACTGGGGTATGCAGTACATCATGACACAGAAAGATGCGGCCATCGTTCCCGAAGACCGTTATCCACACATCCGCAACCCCAACCTCAAGGGCGTGGTCTGTAAGCACCTGAACAGAACCCTGAAGGTTCTGCCCTTCCACCTTGGTGACATGGCCTCGGCGATGAAAGAACAACGGGCTGAGTATGCTGCTGAGCATGGCGAACATGATCACCACGACTAATCGTTATGAGGAAGTCCTTGATCGTAAGAGATTTTCATGAACTATTTCGATCCTAGACCGAAACACATCCGGAACCTCATTCATTACTCGATTACACGGACCACAGGCTCCACAGGGATCGAATTTATGATCCACGCCCTCGCACCATGTAATCAACGAAGTGAGAGGCCCCAATGATTCATAAATCTGTGCCTTACCGGTCTTAGATAGTGGGAAAACAAGCTCAGGAAGATTACCAGAGGTCGTCAACGACTTATAAGACGACCATATGGCCTTAAAGTCCTCTAGGTAACTGACAGCATCGTCCTTTAGGACATATGCCATTGCTACATAATCGAACGTATCTACATCAGCAGCCCACAATGCACTCGTAAGAAATAATGCAGGCTGAGTTAATGACAGGTGGCGGTTCCCGTGCTCTAAGCTAATACTAGCTATCTCGCCCCAGTCAATGTAGGTAGAATACAAAGAGAAATATCGCTCCTTGATTAGTTCGCGAGCGGCCTTCTCACGTTGAGATTTCTCTTCATTATTCCCAATGGAGACGTAACCAGTAGTAACTGTGTGTCCATTGGTTAGGAGTGATCTTACCAACTCCGTGCTATCGGCGCCGCCAGACCATAAAACTAGATATCTCATTTACTGACCTAACGCTTAAGCGGTCCTTCGAGGATCGTAAAGGCCAAGCTGCCAAACTTCCCATCGAACGTCTTGAAGCGTCCACCCGTGACATCGTCCGTGAACAGGACGATCTCCGGCTCAGAGACGCGTGGCGAGGTCGCCCAGTAATACCCACCGTCCGTGTACCGTGCCGACAAGGGCGGCTCACGCTTCCCGGTGGCGACCTCCCATGCCTTTACGGCCCTCGCGTCGCGCAGCGACAAGGTAGGGAAATCCGGATCGGCGCCAACATCCGTGAAATACCGGCGGGACCGTTCACACCGCTGACCATCGGCCGGGTGGATCGTGATCACCGGGTAACCGTTCTGCAAATCCATCAACATGGTCACTTGGCTGACGCGCAGGATTTCGGCAGCGTCCAGTTCCACGCCGGAGAAAGCGTTGTACAGCGGGATTGGCAGGATCAGAGCGACCTTGGTGTCGTAACCGGTCTTGATAGTCTTGGCCGCGCGTGCCTCTTCCAGTTGCTGGTTGACCAACGACGCGACCTTGCGGATGGCTCTCCAACGGCGAAACACACCTTCCCGATCAGGAAGGTACTGATTGTCCTTTGGCAATTGATCGCACAGTTCGTCGAGTTCCCGCATCGTCGGATCGGACTGCGGTTCATAATGCCGATGAATATTATGATCCTTCGGCATGATCAAGATGCCGACATCGGCTCGCATCTGGACCATCACCTCATGCACCATGAACGGCATGATCGGCTGCAACCATGCCGTCAAAGCGGTGAAGATGGAATTCAGCACCGTGCGATAGGCCCGGCGGCCCACGGACTTCGGATCGTCGCAGTACAGAACGTCTTTGCGGATGTCGAAGAAGAATGCCGACAGATCGTTGATGCAAAACTCGTTCAGGATACGCACGATATCGCCGAACTCATAGCTCTGGTAAAGTTCGGTGATTTGGCCGGACAATTGGCCAAGCCGTTCGTGGATGAAACCCTCCAACTCCGGATACAGGGATGGCGAGACGCTTTCAACCGGCGTGAACCCGTCGAGGGCGCCCATTAGATAGCGGAGCGTCAGGCGGAATTTCTTGTACACGTCCATGGTCGTGTCGAGCATCTTCGGGCCGCACCTGACATCGACCGTGTAATCACTCATGGCGACCCAGAGGCGCAGGACATCGGTCCCATGCTTCTCGACGATTTCCTGTGGGCTGATGACGTTGCCCACCGACTTGGACATCTTGCGGCCCTTGTCGTCGAGTGTGAAACCGTGCGTCAGAACGTTCTTGAACGGCATCCGGCCGGTGGCGGCGACCGTGCGCAGGATCGACGTGCCGAACCACCCGCGATGCTGGTCGGAGCCTTCGAGGTAGAGATCGACGTGAGCCTTGTCGATCAATTCCAGCGAGCATGACGAATCGAACCAAACATCCAGAACGTCGGTCACCTTCTGATATTGGCTCGGATCGACAGGTTCGTCTTCCAGCCAGTATTCCGTGGAATACTGCCACCACGCGTCGCCACCTTCCACCGACAGCACATCGAAGATGCGCTTCTGCAATGCGGGAGACATGTAGGTGCGGCCGGTGGGCTCATGGACGAACAACGCCAGCGGCGTTCCCCATACACGTTGACGGCTGATCAGCCAGTCGGGACGTGTTGCAAGGGCCGTTTCCAGACGGTTGCGGCTGCGCTCCGGCGCCATGGCGACATAGGTAAGGCCATTCGCCATATTTTCCTTCATGTCGCTGTCCACTCGCACGAACCACTGGGTGGTGTTGCGGAAGATCAGCGGCGCCTTGGACCGCCACGAGTGCGGGTAGGAATGGACCATGGTGTTGAACCCGGCCAGAGCGCCAGCCGCGTTCAGAGCGTCCATGACCTTCTTATTGGTCGGTTCGAATGTGTAAAGGTCAACGCCCTTGTTGTTGAACTTCGTCAGGACGTTCAGACTGCCGAACAGGCCGACTTCGGGGAGGTAGGAACCCGCCGCGTCCACGACTTCGGGAACGTCGCCCATGTTGTGGGTCTGCCAGAGCGCATAGTCCTCGGGACCATGGCCGGGCGCGGTGTGAACGAAGCCCGTCCCGGTCTCGTCACGAACGTGCGAACCCTCCAACAACGGGATCGGCATGCTGTAGTAATCGTTCTGGGGCCAGAGCGGATGGATGAGGACCGCACCCGTGATGTGATTATTGTACGGCCCAAGGTCGATCATCGCGACGGGTGAACCCTTGGCGGCTTCGGCATTGATACGGTCGGCATAGGTCTTCGAGACCACGACGTAGTCGCCGGTGAAACCCTCTTGGTAAAGGTGATAATTGATGTCCGGGCTGAAAGCCACGGCGCGCGAGGCGGGGATCGTCCACGGGGTCGTGGTCCAGATCATCAAATGAACCGGTTCATCCTTAAGGAACAGGTTCTTGAACTTGTACTTGACCCAGATTTCCGTGGTCTTCATGTCGAGATGATCGACCTCGGCATCGGCCAGAGCCGTCTGTTCGACCGTGCTCCACAGAAACGGCTTCGTGCCCCGATAGACGAGGCCCTTGTCATGCAGTTTGTGGAGTTCGCGCGCGATCTTCGCCTCGGACAGGAAATCCATGGTCGCATAGCGGCGGTCATAATCGGCCAGAACGCCGAGCGCCTTGAAGCCTTCCATCTGGCCAGCGAGTTGTTGCGTGGCGTACTCGCGGCACATGGCGCGGAACGACAGCAATGGCATGTCGGATTTGTTCACCCCGGCTTGCAGCAGATGCTTCTCGACTTGCTGTTCGATGGGAAGGCCATGGCAGTCCCAGCCCGGCCGGTAGTTGACTTCCTTGCCCATGCCGAGTTGCGAACGGACGACGAAATCCTTCAGGACTTTGTTCATCGCGTGGCCGATGTGGATATCGCCGTTTGCGTAGGGCGGGCCATCGTGCAGAACGAAGGCGTTTCCATTGTCCGAAGCCGTCAGGGAATACAGGCCCTTCCACGATTCCACGATACCGGCCTCGTCGAGCGGGCGCTGCATCGAAAAATCGGTTCGCGGGAGGAACACCGTATCCTTGAAATCGGTCGTCATCGGAAGCCTTTTGGATTACCAGATGCGTATAGAACGAAAACGAGTCGAAATGTCAAGCCGTTTTGTCTTCGTCGTACTGCTCATGGAGGACCATTTTGGTCAGAACCATGGCGGTGACGTATTCCTCGTAACTACCTAGAATCACTGGGTTTTTATTTTCCGGAATACCGAACCTGAGCAACCAAAACGCCAGCACGGTTGGGCATGCTTGGTTCTTGAAAATGTTCCCATCGCCACGATTGGCCCGGAACGTGACCATCTCGGTGTGGTATAGAGGAAGACTTAGTGAAGAAAAACTGCTCGGGTCTTCATGAGGGCGGCCGTAATGATCCGTCACTATCCTCTTTTTGGCGAGTTCATCTGGGGCTTTCAGAACAATTGTGGTGTTCCACAGCTTTCCCTCGGAAAGCCGAAACGTGACGGATTTCTCCGTGGTCTTGAACATGGAGATCGTTATGCGCTTTCCAGCGATAGTATTGTGGAATGTTTTCCCATTTTTCTCACCAAAACACATCAACAAACGAACGTTCTCTCGGAAAACGTGGAATTCGTTGTCAGAAAGAAGGGCCATATGCAATTCGTTGTCGGAGAGAAGGGTCATACGAGCAACCTCGCGAAAACCATCTGCACAGGGTCTTCGAACATGAACATGATGTCGTTGCCACCCTTGCCATAAAGGATATACGTCCACTCGCTGGTGATCGAATCACTCATGGCGATAGTAGCGATGGCGTGCCATTTTTCCATGATGTCGGCACGACGCACGACGAAATGCTCGCTGAAACGCTTTCGCGCCTCGGCGTTGGTCATCTTGAACCCGACGAAACTCGGGTTGGACAACAAGGCATCTCTGGCTGCTTGGCGGGCTTTGTCTTCGGTCATACCAGCATGGACGGGGTCAGGCCCACCGTCGCGAAATCCCGTTCGAATTGGATTACGTCGGAGAAACGCTCGAACAGGACGAACGAATCGTTCGGGTTCCCCGTATCGAGCGAGACGGGAGGATGGTCGGCGTAGGGGAAAGAATTTCCCATGTAGAACTTGCCGTTCGTATTGTCGTTCAGCCAGTTGAACAATTCCATCTCGTAGACGATGGATTCCAGACCCTTTCCGTTGGCCACGCCAATACGGAAACAATAGACACCCGCCTCAAAGCCCATGTAACGGGCCTTGATGTGATCGGTGTCCAAGTCGTAAGGGTTCTGAGCCATAATCAAACGATAGCATATGCACAGGAGAAGTCAAGGTATTTAGAGGTGACACTGACGTGTCACCTCTGCTGATCACGGAAACGAACTGCGCATTCGCTTGTCCGTTCCGCAATCAGCAGTCAAATCAATGAGAAACGAAAGCAATAAAAACGAATATGTCATACCCTAGATTATAGTCTCTTTCTCCCCCTCTCAAAATATACAAGTATGCGTAGCATTTTGGACGTAATGAAACGTAACCTTCATGCCACGACACCTGTGTATTTTGAGAGGGGGATTGTCTTACCCTGAGTCAGTAAGCCTTTTCGTAAGTCACTTGCTGCGTTTATAGCAGCGGCAGGCGGTCTCCCGAAGACCTGCTCGTCGCAACCCAATCCCGACAGGTTCCACCCAATGGTCAGAGTTTGGGGTTTAGGGCTCAATTCCGCTTGCGCGGATTAAATTGGCCTTCCTTGCCTCTGAGGTGAACGTTTGTAAGTCAGACGGTTATGATCCCTCCGGAGAAGGATCAAGCTTGCATACTCGGCCCGAAAATGACCGGCATGCACAGAGAACTGTCAAATGATTCAAGACATAGTTCTCTTCTTGTTCAGTGCCTTTGTCGTAATCCATAAGGATTACAGTGGGAAGCCGTTGACATCCACCGCGCGCTTTTATGCACAGTCCGCGTGGAGCGTCCGTCCCGTGGTCGTTCTACCGCGTATCCGCCTAAACCCCGTTCGATGGGTAGTAAAGAAAGATTTCAACGCTTTGCGACGAGCATGGCCGCGAGTGATAATGCTCTGAACGAATATGAGTCCCTGTATAGAATCCTTTTGTAATTTCTGTCAAATAGAGTCATGGGGTAGAAATGATTTATTAATTACCTTAAACGAAAAAGGCCGACAGAATAGATCAGACCCTTGTAAAATACCCCAAGTGATGGTATATTGTCATTATATGCAATTTTTGCGGGAGATCATCATGCTCACGGCTAAGATTACTTTTATGGTCCACGCCGACTTCATCGGTTTCGCGGCTGGTCATGAGATCGCCGTTGAGGCTGAGTTCACTAACATGGATCAGGTGATTATCTGGGTTGACGGCATCAACGCCCAGTTCAAAGAATTGCCGTTCCACGTCGAAGAGGCAAAGATCGACGACCGAAATTTCTACAGCCCTGATCTTGGACCGATCATATCGGTATTCGGCCTCGTCGGATACTGATCACGTTGAGTGACACGCGGTGATTTTACCTAAATAATCACCATGTTGCACATCCGTAAATCCATCAACATCGTCGATTCGTACCAAAACGATATTGGTACACCAGATGCTGTTGAGCTTGAGACGAACATCAATCTCGACTTTGCCGGGTTCGAGAAAGAGAACGCGCAATTGACGGCTCAGTACCATCTCTCCAAATGGTCGGCGACCGTGGCTCTGATCAAGCATTACTCGGCCGGTTCGAACATCAACAACGATTTGATCCGTGTTGGTGGTGATCCCGCCGAGTTGGGATACGTCGAGCAGAGGGAATACAACGCCTTGATCGGCCTTGGTGGTCGGGTTGAGTTGGCCGAGCCGCACCATGTCTACAGCGGCACGGGGACGTTTGATCCCCGCGACGTGACGGTTGAGGGAATTTTCAAGACCCCGGCCTTCATGAGTACGTCCCTAAGCATCAAGGTGGCTGTCAAGACCACCAATTACCGCCGCAAGGAGGATGAGGACCATGTTCTCCATTTCACCCTCCCTGCTGGTTTCTCGGATGGTTTCTACATCGCTCCGTATTCTCATGATCCTGAAGAACTCGAATTTCTAATTCTGGCGAACATTTCATTCAAGTATTTGGGAACGAAAATCGTTGATCTGGATGGCGTGACCAGACACTTCCATTCTTATCGACCATTGACTTCCGGGTAGTAATGTGTAGGGTCACTGCATGGACATTGACCCCATTGTTTTCTCTTCAAAGCATGCCTGTGATCGGGTCGCCGAGCGAACCGTGCGTGAGTTTGGCATGGAGCGGACCAACGTCCTGCACACAATTCTTCTTCAATTCATGCCCGCTTTCAAACAGATCATCACCAAGCACAAGATGGTGCGCGGCGATCTGAAGATGCTGACCCGGAAGTATCGGGAGGTGATGGCCGCGAATCCGGCCGTGATCAACATGGAGATCGATACGATCAACGGGCCATTGAGCACGAAGGAATCCTACGATGCTCGGGCCATTTTCATGCAAGCCGACGATAATGATCAGTTCCTCGACCTGATGGGATCACAGGCGTTCCTGACGCGCAAGGACATTGTCATCGACGTTGCGTCAGCCGATTTCAAAGTGCATCGTCACGTCCTGTCCCGGTACATGCAGCGTGAGCGCAAGGGTCCGGATCAATTCATGACCGATCTGATGAAAGCGGTCCATGTGTCCTACGTTCTGGTTGCGGCTCTGGCGCGCAGCCGCTCGGATTTCAACATCGCCCTCCCGATCAACGATGCCTTGCTGCTCGGCGAGTACAAGCTTCATCGAGGGTATGGAGAGAAGGTTCAGTTGAGTGTCAGCCCGTTTGGCGGCGAGGCTCCGCATGCCGTTCCGCGTGAGCAACCGAGCCTGATCAAAAATTGCCACGCCCCGGTCCGGATGATGACCTATGTGGACGGTGATTCCATGCTGAGTAGCAGGGAAGAACTACACGGCATGCTGACCGAGTTCTACCAGAAATACGAGTTCATGCTGCGCAATAGCTTCGATGCCTGTGTCCACAGCATGAAGATCGCAACGCCGGAAATGGTCGAGGCCTACGTTTCCATCCGGAGTGAGGCAAACGACGCAGCCATGAAATTGGTGAACAGCCGCGTCTGGGATTATTACGCTAGGTCTGTGCAGACCGGCTAAGAACGATTTTGCCGTTCTTGGCGATGTCGTCGATGCCTTCCTTGTCCATGTAATAGAGTTTCAGCTTAACCGTGCGCTGAGCCGCCATGGTCAGGGATTTCTTCGTCCAGTACTCTGATTTCACCACGACGATCTCTTGTTTCTCGGCGCCTCCCGCGCGCTCAAGGATCGCCGCGACGTTCTTGGATAGGAACGTGGGGTTGACGATCCCATAGACGACCTTGCCGCTCTTGAGCGTGAGCATGATGAGGCTGACCGCCCGGTCGGCGATGTTCAGGTCATGATTCTTGAACGCTTCGGTACGCGGAACTTCGATACCCGAGCATGCAGAGATTTCCTTGCGCTTGGCGTTGAACGCCATGCCGTGGTTTTCGGAGAGGTTTCCGTTGTGGATGAACCATACGTGGATCATTTCATGCAGCAAGATCGCATCGATCTCTTCCTCGGAGCGGGAGTAAGTCGAAGAAATCACGATGGACATGGAATTGGGGACGAGGGTCTTAGTGCCGGGGACCTTCTTGCCATTTCTCACTTGAGAGTGGGCGGCGAATTTGACGAACCCGCCGTACTTTTTCAGGACACCAAATTTGAGCGGGATGGTCGGAAGCTCGCCACCGAAGCACTTGCGGTTGAAATACGCATATTTTTCCTTCAGATCATATTGAATACCACCTTGGGTTTCCATGATCTGAAGAAGACGGCGAATGGGGTGACTATCGTCCATGGTTACTTCTCGTTGAGCTAGAATATCGTACAATCTCAGGCTAAGTTACGCAAGTAATTATGGCGCTTAAATGCCTATATTTGCTATATTTAGTACATAGTTCTGATCAAAATCAAGTTGTTTTTCATAGACTTTTCTATTTTTCGGCCGCGCTAAATACGATGCGCGCTGTGGACCGGAGAATTCACGGCGATATTTTTCGAGACATTTGGGGATACAATATGGGCATTAGATACGATGGCATGAAGCTTGTTTGGCTAAACCAAGCTGCCACCAGCCAATCACTGATCGACTGGGTCAGTCCTCCTTCGGGAGATGTTGGCTCGTTTATCGGTAGCAGTGAAGTTTTGGTTCCTGTCAAGGTTCGCGTCATCAATGGCCCCGCTCCGACGTTCGTGCTTGATTCCGGCACGCTTCCGCCCGGTCTGGTCATCGACCCGTCCACGGGAACGATGTACGGCACGCTGGGTAATGCCAACGGAAACTATTCCTATACACTGAAGGCGACGAGCGGCGACGTTTCGGCGACCCGTCAATTCAGCGCCAACGTGTCGGTCAACTCGGCTCCGGTTTGGAGCACCCCGGCGGGACCGTTGGGCGAAGCGTTCGACAACACTTTGGTCGATATCCAACTGACCGCCGACGACCCTGAAGGTATGCCGGTGACCTATGCGGTCCTGACCGGTTCTTTGCCGCGTGGTCTGAAGCTCGACGGAATCACGGGCAAGCTGTCCGGCCGTCTGGGTTCGGTGTCGGACAACACTACCTATTTCTTCACGATCCGCGCATCGGACGGTGGCCTCAACACCGACCGCGCTTTCTCCTACACCACGGTCTATAACGCGCCTCCGGTCTGGGTGACCCCGGACTACGTCAATGGCGGCCCTCTGGGCGGCCCTGTGATCGAAAACAAGCCCTACATGACCACACTGGTCGCCACGGACGCTACGGGCGGTCTGGCGGTCACCTACACGCTTGTTGGCGGTTCCTTGCCGACTGGTCTCGTGCTGAACAGCGTCTCCGGTGTGATCGACGGAACGGCGCCGGGCGTTTCGCGCGATCTGGATTTCCCGTTCGAGGTTTCGGCCAGCGACGGTTTCAAGGCTACTGGCCGCACCTTCCGCATCGCCGTCAAGAAGAACGTTCCGCCGGTTTGGCAGTCGAGCGGCAAGATCGGTCAAGATTTCGGTGGCGTGGATGTCTCGTACACCGTGCTGGCCGTGGACCCGAACGGTGAGGTCGTCACGTACTCGGTCGCCAACGGTAGCCAACTGCCGGACGAAACTTTCACCCTCAACTCGACCACGGGCGTTCTCGCCGGTACGCTGCCGGACGTTTCCACCCTGACCGACTACAACTTCACGCTGGTAGCCACGGACGGAATCAACGACGCGTCGCGCGCCCTGAAGATCACGGCCCTGAAGAACGCCCCGCCGGTTTGGATCACGGGCACGGACCTCGGGAACGCTCTGGAGAGCACCGCGTATTCGCGCACCCTGACCGCCACGGACCAAACCGGTGCGGCTCGCACCGTGACTTACTCGTCTCTGTCTCCCCTGCCGTCTGGTCTGAACCTGTCGGGTACGGGCGTGCTCTCGGGTACTCTCCCGTCCGTCACGACGGACACCGGCTACACGATGACCATCCAAGCGGCCATCGGCGATCAGACCACCAACCGAGACTTCATGCTGACGGTCGAGAACAACATCGATCCAACGTGGGTCACGCCGAGTGGCCTTCTGTTCAGCACGCTGGGCAAGACCAACATTTCCTTCCAACTGGTCGGCTCCGATCCGAACATGACTCCGGTCTCGTTCTCCCTGATTTCGGGAACTTTGCCGTCCGGCATTTCGCTGTCGGCTGGTGGACTGCTGTCGGGCGTGCTTCCGGACGTTGGCAACGCCACGACGTACAATTTCACGGTCGCTCTGAGCGACGGCGTGAACATGGTCAACGAAGCGTTCTCCATCGAAGTTCTCCGCAACCTCCTGCCGGTCTGGGACACGACCGCTGGATCGCTGGGGTCGGCGTTCGAGAGCATGCCGTTCACCGCGACGATTGCGGCGCATGACCCGGAAGGCCAGCAAGTCACCTACGTCCTCGCGGTCGGCAATGTCCTGCCGTATGGTCTGGCGCTTAACCCGTATTCCGGCACGATCACCGGCACGCTTCCGAGCGTTCCGAACGACACCACCACGAATTTCACGGTCTTGGCTGACGACGGTTCGTATAACATGACCGGCCGCGCCGGGCGTGCGTTCTCGATCACCACCAAGTTCAACTCGGCTCCGGTTTGGGCCACCCCGTCCAACCTCGGTACGCCGGTCGAAGGCCGCAATTTCTCCTACCAACTGGCCGCGACGGGCGTTGGTAACGGCCCGATGGTCTACACCTTGATCAGCGGCGCTCTGCCGACCGGTCTGACGCTGACGAAGGCTGGTATGATTTCTGGAACGCTCCCGGCATCTTCGGGCCTCGACGAGTATGATTTCACGATCAACGCCTTCAACGGCATCAAGGGCGCTGACCAAGCCTTCACGCTGAGCATTGCTCAGAACGTCGCTCCGGTTTGGAACACGGCCGCTGGTTCGCTGGGGAGTTTCTACTTCAACAACCCTGTCTCGGTTAACCTGAGCGCCACGGACCCGAACGGCACGGCGGTGACTTTCGCCGTTGTCAGCGGCGCCCTGCCCACGGGTCTGGTTCTGGTCAACGGTACGATCTACGGGACGTTGGCGACCCGCGTTCAGACGGACACCACCGCGTCCTTCACCATCCGTGCCAGCGACGGCGTTCTGTCGTCAGATCGTGCATTCTCCATCACCACGTTCGCCGACTCCACACCATCGTGGGTCACGACTGCTGGCGAGATCGGCGCACCGATCAAGAACAAGCCGTTCTCGTTCACCCTGCACGCCACGGACCCTGAAAACGTTGCTCTGACCTACGTCATCATTTCGGGCAGTCTGCCGTCTGGTCTAGCTCTGAACTCGAACACGGGTGTGATCTCGGGAACGACTCCGAATGTCACGTCTGCTCAAACGAGCAACTTCACGGTTCGCACGTCTGATGGCGTTCACACCGCCGACCGCGCATTCTCTATCACAGTCAACACCGACTCCCCGCCGGGCTGGGTAACGCCCGCTGGTTCGCTGGGCTCGATCCTGTCGGGCTATGCCGGTAGCTTCAGCTTCTCGGCGACCGACCCTGAAGGACTGCCGCTCACCTATGCGATGACCGCTGGTACCCTGCCGACGAACATGGCGTTCAACCCAAGCGGTGGCATTACCACGAATGTTGGTGAAACCACCGTGCTGTCTTACAGCAACAGCACCTATTCGTTCACGGTCGAAGTCTCGGACGGTAACACGTCGGTTCCGCGCATTTTCTCGATCACCGTTCTGGCCAACCAAGACCCGATCTGGAGCACGCCTGCTGGATCGTTCGGAACGTTCGATGAAGGCACGGTCATCTCCAACACCGTGGTCGCTACCGACCCCGAAGGCCTGTCGGTCCTGTACAGCATCACTAGCGGCGCCCTGCCGACTGGCCTGTCGTTCAACGGCACGTCGGGCGCGATCACGGGAACGATTGGCGCGGTCTCGACCGATACCAATTACAATTTCGAAGTTTCCGCCTTCGACGGCAAGCGCACGGTCGCCCGTTCGTTCGCCTACACCGTTCGCTTCGCCTCCCCGCCTGCGTTCTCGACGGGAGCGAACCTCGGTTCGCAACTGGAACAGACCGTGTTCACGGCCAACATCGTGGCGACCGCCAACGGTCACCCGATCACTTACACGGCCAACACCGGTTCGACCCTGCCTCCGGGCCTGTCTCTGAACGCCAACACGGGCGTTCTCTCGGGTACGCTGGGCACGGTCACGGGCGACACCGCCTACACCTTCACGCTGCGCGCGACCGACAACGTCACGACGAAGTTCTCGACCCGTCTGTTCTCGCTGACGGTTCTCCAGAACCTCGCTCCGGTCTGGGTCACTCCGGCTGGAAGCCTGTTCAACAACCTCGCTGGCACGCCTTACTCGGTCACGGTTTCGGCCACGGACCCGAACGGCACGCCGGTCACCCTGTCGCTTGTCAGTGGAACCCTGCCGACTGGCGGTTCGTTCGATGCGAATACGGGCGTGATCTCCGGCAATCTTCCGACCGTTTCGAACAACACCACCTACAGCTTCACGTTGGGTGCTTCGGATGGCGCGATCCGTACTGATCGCAATTTCTCGATCACCTCGCAGTACGATTCGGTTCCGGTCTGGACCACCAATTCGGCTCTGGGTACGTACTCGGAAAGCCTGCCGTGGTCGTACCATTTCGTCGCCGTGGACCCGAACGGTCGTTCGGTGACTTACTCGCTGGCGAACTCGACGACATTGCCGGGAACGAGCCAACTGCTGTCGAACGGCTATGTCTACGGCACGTTGCCGTCTTCAGTTGGAACGACCACTCCGAGCTTCGATCTGGCTGCGACGGACGGTACGCAAATCGCTTATCGCACGTTCACGATGACGGTCAACGAGAACCAAGCTCCGGTTTGGGTCACCAACTCGGCTCTGGCCAACGCAGTCGAAAATTCACAGTACCTCGTCACGCTGGTTGCTACCGACGCGGACGGCGATGTTCTCACCTATACGATGGTCAACAGCGCGGCGCTGCCGGGCAACATCACGCTGGCGACCAATGGTCAGGTAAGCGGCACGGCTCCGAACCTGAACGGCGATCTTCCGGTCACCTTTACTTCGCGCGTCACCGATGCTCGTGGCAAATGGGCTGAGCGTACCTTCACCTTCGTGGTGAAGAACGACACCAGTTACATGGACCCGTCGTCGGACAAGGTCACGTTCCTTGCCCACTTCGACACCAACCCGGACCCATACTGGGCGAACGTCGCCGTTCTGTCGAACTTCGACGCGGGCCGTATCAACAACGTGACCGGCGCGACCATGAGCGCGGTTCAGGGATCGG